TTAGCTCAGCGGTAGAGCAGCGGTTTTGTAAACCGAAGGTCGGGGGTTCAATCCCCTCAGCCGGCACCAATTCGTGTCTGTTTCCAATATCTTACCGCTCATCGTCCAAACACCCCCGCGTACTGTCCCCAAAGTGTCCCCGTGCATCGCATGCCAGAAGGCTTCGATGGCGGCGGTAGCTTCCTTCTGGAACAGCGGGTCAAACTCAGCATAGCGCTCGGTGACGCCCTTCCCGTGCCCGAGCTGGCCTTGCACCTCCCACTTCGGGACGCCCTTGGAGCGCATCCAGCGGCCCAGGGTATGGCGCCATGAGTAGAGGGTCACCGACTGGTCGAAGCCCGCACGCAGCCGCGCTTTTCTCCATGCCGTCCGCACCGATTTGACCGGCTTACCCTCGAACGAGATAACCGGGCCACTGTCCTTCTTGATAGGCAGGAGAATGGCTTTGGCAAACGCGGGAAGGCGTACGACGGGCCTTCGTTTTTTCGATTGCTTGCGCCCGGGCTTGTTTAGAAAAATCAGGCCATGTTCCCAATTGAACTGGCACCAGTCCAATTGAAGGATGGCCGCAGGACGGGCTGTGGTGGCGATGAGGAGAACGTTCATAAGCCAGACATGGTCTCGCAGCTCGCTGAGCAGACGCTTGCCTTCCTCGATGCTCACAGGCCGCCCCATGGGCTCCTGCTCCCCAACCTCCAACAACGTGAACGGAGGGACTAATGGGATCTCCCCTTTCTTCCACGCCATACGGACCGCGGCGCGCCCTGTGGAGATGATGTTGTTGATGTACTGAGGTGCGAGCCCGGCTTCGAGCAAAACGGTTTTAAACCGCTCCTGCTCAGTGAAGGAGCAAGCCTCCTCCACAGTCTTTTCGCCGAACTGGTTGAGCCAGTAGTCGCAGTGGCCCCGTGTCGTCGGCGGATGGGAGGTGAATTGCCCGCGCTTGTCCCAATAGCGGGCAATCACTTCGGCGATTTTGACCTGATCGACAGATTGCTCCGGCTGGGATTGCAGCACGTACCAGTCGTTCAGTCGCTGTTTGGCTTCCTCAAAATCCGCCGTGCAGAGAGAGACGCGCTGGGTCCCGCTCCCTTCTCGCCAGCAGCGATACCAGGAAGAGCTTCCCCGCCTTTGCCCGAGCCAGTAGGACCCGAGCTGGAAAGGCTTTCGTCCGGTTCGTTTGGCCATTTTCCGGTCCCGTAAATTATCAGGTCAGCAATATTGAAGCCCAGGTATCTCACCCCATCCTCGCCGGACTTGGTGGGAAACTTATTTTTGAACATGCCCGCCCGGCGCCACCTTTTGAGGGTGGACACATCACGCTTCAAAAATCCCGCCGTCTCTTTCTCGGAATAGAAGAGATAGAGCTGAAAGCCATTTGCGAGCGCAATGTTGTCACGCATCTTATCGTGCTCCGCCGAGCCCCAGATAATATAGACCTCACTCACGGGACACCTCCAAACATAGGCATGCTCATAGTGGGAACAATACCAGACGGGCAACTTTTGCCGTGGCGAAACATGATTTCTGTAAAGGTCGGTAGCCCGAAGATGACGACAACAACCATTAAGCCCTTAACAGCCTTAATGGCCTCCATGGTCCAGGCGCAGGCCGCGAAGTACGCCAAGGCCATGAAGTGAATCACGAAAACCCATGGCTCCAGCACTGGCTGGAGGAGTTGCTTTCCCCAGCACCACGCGAAGGGGTAGCCCGTGACTTCCGCGCAAACCCAGTTCAGGACGAACACCGCGGCGACGAACGCCGCCGCGGTGCCGTTGCCATCCAGCTGCTTTACCTTCGCCGCCACTGCTTCCTCCGCTTATGAGAGTGAGGCTTATGATGGTAGACCTTGGCGCTCGGCCGGTAAGTCGGCGCCAAGGGGCTTTGGTAGGCATTACGGGGCGCCCTGTTCTGAAAGGCTGACCAGAGCGCCCCGAGGATGCCGGAGACGATGCGCACCGCCAGGGTCACGAAGAATATGAACACCTGGACGGCGAGCTTCAGGATGGTTTCGATGAGGCCAAGCATCGTCACCCGACCACCCGCGGCAGTTCTTTCAACTCCTTCGGCGCCCCGTTGTGGACACCAAAGAGGAAGCGATCAGTGAAGTAGACGCGCTCGACTGGGTTGTAGTAACGGCTCTTAAAGATGCCGACTACGCGACCATTCTTGCCGACATCCAAACGCTCCAACATGAAGGTCTGGCGCCCGCCCGCCGTCCAGTAAGCCGGACGAGCAAGGCGCAGTATCTGTGCATCGCGCTCGGTGTTCAGTACATTCTGCTGGAACTGGCGGATGCGGCGGCGATCGACGCGGGGCTTGCGCTTCTCGACGACGACCGCGTGCGGCGCGACACCGCGCTTCTCCACGATCCGGATGACATGGCGATTACCAATGGGTACGAGATACTTCATTTTCCTCTCCTCTTAGCTTGCGACGCGGCGGCTCAGGTGCTCGACAAGTGTGAGCTGGCCGTTGCGGATGGCGAAGATAAAGCGGTCATTGATTTTCTGACCACGTGGGGTTTGGTGACGGCAGTCGATGTAGGAGATCGGCTCGCCGGTCACCGTGGAGTAGGCCGTCTTGTGGAATAGCCCGACCGCCAACCCTTCCGGCGTGTCGAACACCGGATGGGTCGCACGGAGCTTGGCGAACGTGCGCTCCGTGGGGGAAAGCCTTTCGCCGGGCTGCGGGAAAGGGCTGCAGTCTAGGTAGGCGATCCCCTTCATGGTGGGGACTTTGGGCTCGTCCATGATAATCTCCCATGCGTTACCCCGACGGCCGCTCGGCCCGGGGATGGGAGCATCTTGATACGTTCTCTGAAAAGCGCAGTATTAGTGCCCTATGATTCTCATATTAGCGCGCTAATAGGGCTGCAATGAGCAACGGAAAAGGCGAAGACAACCGCAAAAGGGAAGTTACCAAAAACCAGACCTTTAGTCTTCCCGAAACTTACGAAGAAAAGGTCACCAAACTTTGGAAGAAGACAGGACTCAAAACTCGAACAGCAGTTGCCCAAGCAGCTTTTGATTTGTTCGAGCAGGAAACTTTCAATCCTCGCCCCGATACAAAGTCGTTTGAACAAATTGGACTTGTCGGCGTCTTGCAACAACCCCATCGACACGATTTCACTGAACATCTACGAACAGCTCAAAACGTATTCATTGCCCTAACCGATTTCCGCACGTGGCTTGGCCAACACGGCCATTTATTTGCACTACAATCACGCTCGTGGAGTGACGATCGGAATACCACGATTCTGGCAATGAACCGAAATCCAAAACCAGTTCCCGAGATCGAAACCATCCAAGCTCTTGAATCTCTTTTCCCACCGGGCTCATTTCAATCCGTAAAACCAGCAAGTTTTTCGATCCGGCGAGCTCCCATCGTCGCCACAAACTATTTTTTATTCGGCACAGACACTGAGTGCTGGGTCACGCCAACTTCGCCGGTACCGGTATTCCAGAATGTCTCTTATGGCCTTCATTTCGTCACGCCCACAAAATTTGGATACGATGATGCCCGCTCCCCTCTCAATCTGATGTCATGGACAACCGGCTTCGCTTGGACACATGAACGGAAAGAAAGCCCTGAAAATCTAGTTTATGCCTGGGTGAACGGCCTGTTGAATTCGTAGACCGCTACGCCCCTTTAAGCTCTAGTGCCATTTTTACAGCATCTGTTATCGGTGCCACTGGAATAGGAGACCATATGACTCGCAGATGACTGCGAGTCTGAAGCTCCGCATAATGTGGCAGCATGGCAATCCCGTTTATCCTGCATCGACACGTCAGCAAGGGGACGCAAAAGCAGCCTCACACGGCTGCTGCGCACGTGCGCTATATCTCTCGTCAGTCGGCGACGGTTTATCGCTATGCGGAGCGGATGCCGGTCAACTGGCATGCAGCCCAGCGTTTCCTCTGTGAGCGCGAGGAGCGCATCCGGAAAGACGGTCGGGTCATCGACAAGCTGACCATCTCCCTCCCCCGTGAAATGACCATGGACCAGGCGGTCGATACCGTCCGGAAGTTCGGCTTCCATCTCAGCCTGGGGCGGGCGCCGTTCTACTTCACCATCCAGAACTGGGGCGAACAGAATCCCCACTGCCACTTCATCTTCGTTGATGCCGATATCGAGACCGGCCGGCGTGTGTTCAAAACCACCGATCGCAACAGCACCGAGCGGATCAAGGACCTGTGGGAGAAGGTCTGTAACTCAGAACTTCAGGCTCTCGGCATCGACGCAAGTATTAGCTTTTCAGAAGCGGCTGAGCTGAAGGCGGCGAAGCTGGAAGCCGAACGCTATGAGGCGGATCAGAAGGCGGAGCCGGAGCAGACTCGGCCCCCCGCCGATGAGATGCCCCTAGACGCCCCCACACAGGAGCTACCGGAGCCAGACGAAGAGCCTATCCCTGCCGAGGAAGAAACCGACGCAGAGGACGCCCCAGAGGGCGAGGACGACATGGCTCTCACCCGTGCCCAAAGATTCAACCACGCTCGCCGCGATCTGAATGAGCTTCGCATCCTCAAGGACAAGCGCCAGGAGGTGAACCGGCTCAGGACCGAGTACGCCTACTGGCGCGAGGAAGCCAGGACCTCGCGGGAGAAGGCCGAGCTGGCTAAAGGAGCCCATGAGGACGCCATAGCTAGGACCGGCACCGCGGGCGCCACCTACGAGAAAACCCACTTTATGGGATTCCGGCGCGGTGTGAACCTCGACTTCGGCCTGTTCAAGATCCGCTCTAAGGGTATCGACCGGGCCATCCAGGCTGAGGCTGAATACGAGAAGGCCACCTACGCTCAGGCGTTACGGGCGGCGGACTTCCGAGAGGCCAACAACTACGCGAACAACACCATCGTGAAGGTGTCGGAGCTGGAGGAGAAGGTCCGGGGTATCGACGCCCGGGTCAACGAGATCGAGCACTCCATCGACCTGCACGAGCGCATCAACGGGTTCGAGCGCGACCTTGAGGCTGCCGAGGGATTCTTCAATGACACCATCGGGAAGTACCTCAAGGGGTTCAGCCCCAACGACATCATCGACGCGTACGAGAACGACGAAATCACCATCACGGATGCCAAGATGTTCCTCGCCGAGATGGGGCACCCCGAGCTGGTCAACTGGATCGAGGCGCAGCAGGAAGAACAAGCCGTCAAGCACTAGCGCAGGACGGGCTTGCCTTTCTTGATGGAGAACGTCCGCAGCCCCTTGATGTTCAGGTTGCCACGGATCGCAAACGAGATTTCCTCGTCGGCCCGCCGGAGTTCGTCCGCCTTGACGCGACGGCGGGCTTGTTCGTTCTTACCGCTGGTTTCACCGTACTCCCCCTGATTACGGGACCCGCTTTCGATGGTCATGTCGCCGATCATCTTGCTGTAGGTTTCGTTGACCTCCATGTCCTGGTTTCCGGGCAGGACGATATGGTCACAGCCGTTGAACAGGGTTTTGGCTTCTTCCCCGTACCAATGCTTCATCGCGGAGAAGCTGAGAAAGCCAAGCCACTGGCTGTAATTGGCCTTCCGCAATTCGTTGTGTCCATCGAGAAGAGCGTTGCAGGTCCCCAGCCGGGCAGCCTCGTCAATAAACGCTTGCAGACCTCGCGGATTGGGGATGCCGGTGGCGTCCCACTGCCGGCGGATTGTGTTGATGGCGTTGCCGAAGACCACGCGAGCAAACTCTCCGCCTCCCGGTGCCAGGCCGGTCCGGACGAAGAGTGCGCAGGGTTTGTCATGGCTCAGCATATCCTCGAAGGACCAGCCCCGCTGGTTTGTTGGGGTGGGAGTTACCTCCCCAATACGGCGCATGGACTCGAACGTCCAGACATCCAGCTTGCGGAGTGAGGTCGACTGCATGCCTACCCCTTCGTCACCCTTCATCTTGGCGAAGATCTCCATCGCGTTGAAGTCGTAAGGGTACTTCTCCATGCGCTTGATGAGGGCATCCCGCTTTTTGTCGTTCAGCAACTCATCAACGCATTCTGCCAGGGTTCGCTTCCCGCCTTCGAACATGAGGTTCAGCGTAATCACGTCCTGCAGCATCTTACGGGCATAATCGACGAAGTGCGGCTGGCGCGAGTTCGGCTCCGGGGCAATCAGCAACTCGCACAGCGCCTGGAGGTCCCCGCGGTAGTTCATGCTCTTCGGGTCGAGGTAAGACTGGACATCGTACCGGATGCCCAGGCTGGGATTGACGGTATCAATCTTCTCTATGACGTACCCCGCCTCCTCCAGCATGGATTTTCCTCGGGTATACAGCTCGTCTGCCGGGTCGTGGATGAGCAGGTGCTCTCGCCGGTTGGGCTCGACGAGCATCTTATTCTTGAAGTTGGCCAGCGCGTTTTGCGACTTCCCCTGTCCCGGTCCCGCCAACACGATCACGCCACGGCGCGGGCGCCCGTAAATCCGCTTCCCGGATTTCGTGAAGGCGAGAAGATAGGAGCCGTAAGGCTCAAACGCTCCTGCCTTCCTCAACCCCTTGTCCGTGGCCCAGTCCGCATCGCCATGCGTGGTTAGCCCCTTTTGCGTTCTGATGAGCTGCCACACATACTTCACGATGCCGAATACGACGCGCAATACTCTCCACAACAGGATGGGTACGCCGAACAGGATAAAGCCAAGTACCTTTAACATTCCGTCCATGTTATAGTCCCTTCGCGTTTCCGCACATCTCAAATCGTTTCACACCCGCAGAGAGGACTCTCATGCGCACGGCAGACCTGTATTCAAAAGTCACTGACAGCATCATCAAGCAGCTGGAGGCAGGGGTTATTCCCTGGACGAAGCCATGGGCCATCGAAAAGAAAGCCGGTATCGCCTACGTCCCCACGAACGTCGCTACTGGGCGTCCCTACTCGGGGATAAACACCTTGCTTCTCTGGGCCGAAGCTATGGAGCGGGGTTTTCATTCCCACTCCTGGATGACCTTCAAGCAGGCGAACGACATCGGCGCGCACGTCCGCAAGGGCGAGCACGGCAGCACGGTGGTCTTCACCAAGTGGACGGAAAAGCCGGATGAAACGTCCGGCGAGATGAAGAAGAAAAGCCTTCTGAAAACGTACACGGTGTTCCACGTTGAGCAGCTGGAGAAACTTCCTCCAGCCTACCAAGCCACTGTCGAACCACCTCCGGAGACGGAGGTTTACGAAGGGGCTTTAAGGCTCATTCGCGATTGCGGCTTGGACCTTCAATACTCGGGCACGAAGGCGGCTTATTACCCCCAACGTGACCAGGTCGTGCTTCCCCCCTACTCGTGGTTTGAAAGTCCGGACGAGTTCTATGGGGTGGCCTTTCACGAGGTCATCCACGCAACCGGCCACAAAGACCGCCTCAACCGCAATCTCTCCACCAGGTTCGGCAGCAATGCTTACGCCTTCGAGGAGCTGGTTGCGGAGCTCGGAAGCGCCTTCCTATGCGCTCACTCCGGCATCCCTGCCCGTCATCGCTCGGCCTCATACGTCGAGAACTGGCTGACGGTGCTGAAGGACGACAAGCGGGCAATCTTCCAAGCCGCTTCCTACGCCTCTCAGGCTGCGGACTGGGTAAGGCATCAGGCCGAACCCGAGGTGCAGCCTGAGACCCAACGCCAGATCTCCGAGAAGGAGATGGGCGATTCCATTGCGTTCTGACGCTTTGAAAACCTCAGCCCCGGCCTAACCGCCGGGGTTTTTCTTTGGAGATTGCCCATGACCATCAGAATCTCACGCAGCATGTTTCCCGGCTCGCGGGCCGAGTACATGAAGTGGGCCGGCACCATCGCGCAGCCCTATCGCTCGATGATCGAGACCGAGGACACCGTGACCCGGCGAGAGGCTATCGACATCGGGTATGCTGTTTTCCGGGACCGGAGCCAGCCCCTGACCGAGGTGGATAAGCACTTCCTCGTCGAACTGTTCTACGAGATCATGAAAGACGACCACCCCGCTTAGGCGGGGTGTTTTATTTGCACGCCGCTTCCATCGCGACATCGAGGGTTGTGATTTCCGCTATCGTGGCCTCTGTGTCGTTCACGGAAACTGTTGGCGCGTATCTACGATATGTCGCGCACCCGGCCGCGCTGTTCGAGGAAGCGCAGGCGGTCAGCAGGAGACCAGCCGCGAGAAGCTGCAGCAGCTTTGTCGGCTTCCTCGATATGGTCCAGCGCATCTTCAGCTTGCCGTCCTTGTTGGAGTTCGGAGCCAACAACTGCGGCGCCGGCAGGCATGAGCCACGGCTTCAGGATCTCCCAAATAGCGAGGACGGCTGAGGTAAGCCACGCTGGCATTACTGCACGATGGTGGGGCTGGCGGCCGTGCCGAGCGTGGTCTTGATATTGGTGATTTGGCTGCCGACGGCGTTACTGAGGTTTTCGGTGCCAGGTACCAGGCCGAGCACACCGATCACGCCGCTGAGGACGAAGACGATGGCTACCTTGCCGAGGTTGCTCTTGATGATGGTGTAGAGGAGCTTCAGTGCTTCCAAGCTTTTACCCTTTCCTTATTCAAAGGGTGAGCCGAGCTTGGCAATGTGTCAAAGAAAAAAGGCCGCTGATGGGTGGGGGGGAGGAAGCGGCCCTTCCCGTCTTACGTCGCTCGTTACAACAGGAGCAGCGCCGCGGGTAAGGTCAAGCTGACACGGGGCCAGCTATCTGTCTACTTGCTCTTATCGCTCCACAGCGTCGGCTTGGACCGGTTATCGAGGTGAATGTGTCGGTCGCACACTTCAATCCCCTTGATCCCCGCCTTGATGGCTGCGGCGACTATGGCGTAACGCGACGAGCTGTCAGTGCATGCGATATCGGCCGCCTCCCCGGTCAGATGTCGGCTCGCACTGGCGCCGCCGATCAGCTTGTTATGTGCGGCGGTTCGATAACCCGCCGTCACCCGCCATGGGAATGAGCAGAAAGAGCGCGCCACATCGAGTTTTGACAGAAAGCCCGGATGCATCTTCGCGCCAGAGCCAGGCGCGTCCGGGCTATCGAATTCTACGGGCTTAAAGAATCTCACCGGCGACGAGCAGTCGTTCCGATTTTCTGCTTCATGAGAAGGTCAGTGATCTGGTTCAGACCTTCTTTTACCTCATTAAAGTCGGCGGCTATGTCGGCTTTCATCACGCTCAGGTCCGATTTTTTCACATAATTCTCAGACACGTGGAGCTTATACGCATCGTGATCACTTCGCATTGCGTTGAACTGCCGGTTGATCCACAGAACCCACCCAATCACCATCACGCACAACGAGCCAAAGGCCGACCATCCCCAGTCGGCCAGTTTCTCGTACCAATTGATGGCGGGGAGTTCGTTTGCCACTATGGATAAACATCCCGGAAGATGGCATCGCCGTAGACCTTGAACTTGACCAGCTTCTCCGTCGCGCCACTACCGGTGCAGGCGGGATAGCTAATCATCGTGGCGTACAGCATCGGCGTCTGACCAATGGTCTCGAAGTTCGGCTCAGTGCTCCCCGGCTCGATCAACGCGCCATAGCGGAAGACCTGCACATTCGTCGCGGAAGGGTCCTCTGCGCACTGCATGTCTTTGCGGTAATCCGCCCAAACGAAATGCCGGGGTTCCGTCCAGTTAATCAGGTCCGTAGACAGGGCGATGTAGTAACCGTCGTCGGCGCGGTCGAAGGGCTTCTTCGCGCTCATAAGGGCGACGAAGGTGGCGGAGGCGTTGGCTGTCGGCTCGCGCTTGCTGATGCTGTGGACGCGCATGGGGGTGGTGTCGTCAAACTTGGCCTCCAGCGATGTACCGCGGACGACGCCCAGGTTGATGATCTTCCCGAGGTCCTGCCCGTCCATATCCATTTCAGTCTTCAGGCTGCGCCACTGCGTCAGGCGGCGGATGTACCAGTCATTCCACTCTGCATCGACGTGCTTCCGGATGAGGTAGTTCCCCTCCTTCTGGTTCATGTGCTGGCGGCTGTAGACGACGTCATAGAGGTAGTCGCCGACCTGGATAATGTTGGTGGGGTTGGTGAAGCCGTATTCATGGCCGACATTCGGCACGTAGCCGAAGTTGTTGCGAATGACGAGGCTGTCCGAAGGAGCGTACCGGTTGAAGGTAACGCCACCATCGGTGCTGTAGAGCGCGGTGACGACGTTGGCCCAGCAGTCCTGATACCCGCCGGTGCATCCTGAGATTGAGGGGTAGCGGTGCCCGTGGTATTCGACGTGGGCCAGGGCATGGACATTCTCAGTGTTGGACGGGTCAACCCATAGCGCGTGAAGCCACTCGAAATCCCGATAATCGTTGTAGTCCGGGTCCTGCGCGCTGATGAGGGCTGGGTCCGCATTCCGGGAAAGGTGGTTCAGGTCCGGCGTGCTGCCAATGCCGTCAACCCGGAAGCTCGCATACTGGCTCCCCGCCACGAGCGTGACTGAACTGTTGATCTGAATAACCCGTGCCGGCGTGTCTGGCAGCTCCGTGGTGCTGACGGGCGGGTACGCCGAGGGAATGGCGTTGAGGACGTTCGCGGTCAGCCCAACCGGAATGATGGTGGGAGAGACGGCAAACGCCGACGCTGCCATCAGGCAGAGCGCGGCTATTAGGGATTTCATGTGCTTCGCTTTCATTGCTATTGAGCGCCCACGGCCTGCATGTACGTGAGAACGATTGCGCTTTGGCTCGCCTGTTGCGCAGCGCTCAGACTATCCCCCATCGCAACGAAGGCATCTTGGTGAGTGCCGCCGGAGTTGATTGCGCCCGTGGCGGAGTTCTTGGCGCCGATGTAGAGGAAGTCATTGTCCACACCCACAGAAGCGCGAGTAAGCGTTTCAACAGCGGCCCCGTTCTTGTAGACGATGAAATTTCCCGCAACAGAACGGTCAAACGACGTTAGGCCGACACTGGTGCTGAAGCTGCCCGCCGCCCCAGTGGTTGAAGTGTTGTTTTGCGAAAACCCGCTAACATTGTCGCCAATTGACCGTCGGGGAATAATCGCCGTGGAAGATGTGCCGGTCGCATAGGTATTAGCCGCCACGTTGTTCAGGATGAACACGCTTAGGTTTTCGCTGTTCTGCGCGATGCTAGCAGTTGTCGGGTTGAAACCCGTGTTCAGGGCTGAAGTGTTATTGAAGGTCCACCCACGGTCGGCCGTGAATGTCGGGCTACCTGTGAACACGACAAGGGTGTTGGTGACAGGGTTTTTCCAGTTAATCGCGGAAGCGCTGGCATCGCTCGCCGCCAAGAAGTAGATGACTTTTTGCTTGGTCCAAATTCCCGAAGACTTGAAGTCGGTAACGACGGTGTCGATGGCGATGGTGTGCGACGTATCCTGTGGAGACATCGCAGCCAGGATCGCAGTGGTCTCGGTATTTCGAATTGAATATCCGGTCGAGGCAGCGGGGAGAGGACCCATGCGGCCGGGGAAGCCCGCCATCACGGCTACTTGGGTGCCGTCGATAATTGTTGCGGCTTGCGCACACGACAAAAGCCCCGCAGTCAGCAGGGCAATGGCGAGGACGAGTCGCCGCATCAGACTACGGCTTCATTAGGTCGATGTAGAGAACACCGCCGGAAGCGTCTTGAATCGCAGAGATGTAGGTCGTCCTGCTGGGGTTCTGAAGAACCTTGAAATACTCCGGGGTGTTCGCCGGCAGCAGTGTGTCGTTTGTCGTGGCGGTAACTGTGGACCCACCCTCTTTCTTGTGTACCGCTGTGGTCGCCGCGTAACGCACCACACGGGTGTCCGAAGGCAGCACCAATGTCCGCGAAGCTGTTCCTGTGTAGTTCAAGGTGCGGGTTTCGCTGACTTGGAAAACGCTCTGCCCGTCAACACCGGAGCCGTATGCCTGCGCGTGGGAAAGGATTGGAAGCAGCAGAAGTGCCGCAGTCAGTCGGAGTTTCATTCCGTTATCTTTCGTTGGTTGATTAGAGCGCGGTTTTGCATCCATGGCAATTAGTTCGTCGCAGTGTTGCGCCGAGAACGCATTGCGATGGAGCCGTTCGTGATGTTGCCGCTGCTGAAATAGAATTTTACGGCGTTAATCTGAGACGAAGTCGCGACGCCCACGAAGCCGCCGCCGGATACGAAGGCGATACCGGAGCTAGTGTTGTTTGCGTGGGTACACGACCACGTCAATTGTTTGACGAGTGTCGTCGAGCCAGCGCTGAATAACTGGACTACGCCGCACAATGGGTTGTTGCTCCCGTTGTTCACGCCCCCGGAGGTCTGGCTGAGGTCTACCTTGGTGCCCGTATATTCCCCCTCCTGGGTGCTCGATGCCACGCCTCCCGTAGACACCTCAGAGATACGTTTCGCATAGGAGTAGTTAGTGACCCAGGACGAGCCATTGTTGGTAGAAACCTGCATTTGCAGCACGGCACCGCTGGTCGCTGGCTTCAGCGAGATCAGCTCAAATTCGATTAGATCTTTGGTGGGGAGGTTCGTGAATGTGAGCGTCGCAGAGGCGCTTGCAGTTTGGACTGTACCGGGGTTCACGCCGCTTATTGCGGGGGCGCCGGAGGTGGCTTCAGCAATAGCGAGCGGGTTATCGCGCAAAGCGCGCACGTTTGATTGGGTAAGAGGCTTATCTTGCGCTAGGGAGGCATCTGCGAGAGTGGTGTAAGTCGTCAACTACAGAGCTTTCATTGCAAGAATCATCACACGATATGCGGGCCTTGGGCAAGGTCGCTCATCAGTCCGGCGTCGTTGCTGATAAACATGTAGGAGCGACGCTCTGTGTCACTCGCTGCGGTCCAATCCGGTGTTGCATCCGGCGCGATGAGCGCTGCACTGCCCGTCGTGCTTTGCACCTGTATCGCCTTGAAAGCGTAGATACTCCCCACAACCATTTCCCGGCATTCTGTGACCAGGTATCGGATAGTAATGGGAGCGCCGGTTTCGTCCTGGATCATCCGGGACGCCACGTCTACGAGGTCCCCGGTGTTGAGTGCATCCTTCGCGTCGAGCTGGAAGGAAATCTGGCGGGGCGTATCTTTGAAGCGACCGAGTAGCCGCGCGCCTATTTCGGCAGCAAGCTGGTCGGTAGGCACCCAGCGGTTGAGAATAACCCGGTCGGCCGCCGTGCCGTAGGCGTTCACGCTTTCGCCGGTAACGTCCACCTGGATGGACACGCTCTTGAAGTTCTCGGCCTTCAGATCGGAGGTCGGCGCGTTCAGCGAGTAGTAGGTGATAACCTTGCTGATACGCTCCTTCTGGAGGTCCGACACCACGAATGAGCCGGCGAGAATGTTGCTGGTCTCGTCAATCATAAGTGGCGGCGAGGACGGCAGCGGCGGCGCGATGACCTTGAACCTCACCTGGGCCGCGATGTCATCCCACCACAGGATGCAACCCGTGCTCTCGATAATCTCTTCGAGCAGGTCTTTCACCCCTTCCGGCTGGGTAAGCAGCACCGTTGACGTGAAGGTGGACAGCCACAGGCCATTCTCGGTGTTCCAGTCTGCTATGGTGATGTAGGAGGCATCGAGCCCCGCGTAATTCACCAGCAGGTCATTGATTATGTAGGGAATGGTCTGCGCAGTGTAGCGGAGGCACAGCTGCACTTTGCTCGATATATCGTGGTCGTCCGCTGTGGTGCCATCAGTCCCTCGTGTCACCCCGTTGAGGGTGTCCCCGCTCTTGCTGGAGTAGGTCAGCACCTCATCGTCAATGCGGAGTGTCCCTGCGGCCGGGTAGTCGGCCCCTGCCCCGGTTGGCAGCAGCGACAAAGTTGTGGCGGCGGCAAGCAGGGCCGCGCTCAGTACGCCCTGACTTTGCGCCGGAGCCTTGGACTTCTCTGCGTCGGCGAAGCGCAGCGCATCCTTGCCGACAATCTTCACCGTGCCATTTGCCGAAATCTCAATCGGCCGGTCGATGAAGTAGGTGCGGCTTTGGGTGTAGATTACCCGGTCATCCTCGATATACCCGGTGCTGACCTTCAGCACGCGGTTTTCCATATAGATGTTCCTGGCTCGAAGCTTGCCGAAGAAGGTGCCCTGGTCGTTCGGCGTATAGCTTCGCGTGCTCACGTAAGGGTCCACACCCCGGTCGTGGTGGGGGAAGTCCTCCAGCGTGATCGTCACCGAAGCGCTGACCGAGAACCCTTTTGGGTCGATTTGCGTGGGTGCGATGTCGATGGAGCTGATGCAGGGGAAGACATTCTCACCGATGGGCAGGAAGGACGACTTCTCCGTGAACTTGTAGGTCTTCGTCGTCTTGCTGTAGTTCGCGGTATCCTGACAGCTCTTATAGGTGTTGAAGCATTTCTGCGTGCCTGTCGTGCCGACGGCGGCGGTACATGGCGCCGAGCCGTACACGTTCGCGCAGCTATCCAGCACAAGCTCCACGATGGTGATCGGCTTCCGCCCTACCCTCACCCTGATGGTATCGAAGTCCGTCACTCCACCAGCCCCTTAATCGGGATGACGACGCCCATGTAGCCGTAGTTTGTGTGCTCCGGTTTTGGAACCTGGTCCTCCACCCAGCAGTACACGGCCTCATCGGGGTGGTTGGTGATGTCCGGGATGAAGAAGAACGCCCGCTTCTCCGCCGCTTCCGCGAAGTCCAGCCAGTTCGTCCGCATCCAGGAGTCGCTGGCGCCCTGGACGATGATGTCGGTGGCGATGCCCCTGGAGATCACGCTGCGCCCCAGGAAGGCGCCGCCATCCGCCCGGCTGGTGATGAGCTGGGTGTCGCGCGCAAAGATCGGCGGTGTCCAGTCGAGGTACATGCCGTATTCGAGAGTGAGCTGCGGTCCAAACGAGATGCAGTTCAGCGAGAACACGTCTGTGGCGACGACCACCACCCGCCACTTATCCGTGGTGCGGCTGTTGTAGGTTTTAAATTGCGGCGAGTTGTCGTCCGGGTGGATGGCGGCGAAGGCGTCGATGTACGTGCCGGTCCCGGAATTCCAATACTGGAGGCGGATACTGTTCGAACCGCTGAGTTGGTAGAGGTCCTGTCCGTAATAGGCGAAATAATCCGCCGTCATCGGGCTGGGGAGCGTCAAATCAATAGTGATGGTGCCGCTCGCAGCTGGCTTGAACCAGTCCCCCGTTTTCCAGTCGTAGCAGTTTGCGACCGGAAACTCCGGGTCCTCACTGGACGCGACGACCGTGCCGTACTCCAACAAGTTCATATAACCGAGCCGGGCGTTCGAGGTCGGCATCAGCTCACCGTCACCACGTTGAGGCGAGAGCCGCCTGCGAGGGCGTCGTTCAGCCCTTCGATAATCTTCCGCATGGTGTTGATGGAGTAGAAGCCGTCGGGATCGCCATGAAGCTCCACGCGCACCATTTTGGTCGGCGCCTCCGCTAAATCGCCCGAAGAGCTGGAGCTGGACGTGTCGCCCGGACCGCCCCCTCCGCCACCTGCGCCACCTGCGCCAGCAGACGATACCCCGCCACCGCCACCGAATGACGTGGAGGCTATGGCGGCGATGTTCGCGGCTTGGGCCGCAGCGGCGACGCCGGCGAATGCTGCCCCAAGAGGAGGTCCGCCAAGAGCGTTCCCGAATTTGTAGGCATCGACGATAGATTGTCGGGCTGACAGCAATGCCTGAGCGAGGGATGCGGCCTTCTCCAGTTCGAAGAATGCTTTGTTATGCTGCGCAGCCTGTTGGATGCTGGAGCGAAAGCTCTGCCCTTGCTCTTTTACAGACTTGTCCTGGTAATCCACTTGGACGCCAAGAAAGCCTTCTGCAGCGGCCTGTTCGTCACTGAGGAAGGCATCACGATACTGCTTGCGTAGTTCGGCCAGGCGCGACTGGTAATCCAGCTCAACCTTGAGAGATTGCTCATTGAATTCCTCCTGGGTGACGGCCTTCTTGTTCAAGGCCTTTTCCAGCAGATCCTGCTCTTCTTGGTGACGCTTCTCTAGCGAGGCCATGGCCTCAGCCGCATCTACCTTGTTCGGGTCGGTCTCGGAGATGAGGCCGGAGCTTTGCTGCATTACCCGCTGACGAAGCGCTGCCCGAGCGTCTGCCGCCCGCTGCGCTGCCGCCGAAACGCCGGGCGGGCTGGACTTACCCAGGGTATAACCGCCCGTGCTGCCTTTATCGCCGCCGAGGCCGCCACTAAGCAGACCGCTTCCTGTTGATCCGGCGAGAAGACCGCCATCCGGTCCGGGCGTCGAGGTGGGGCTATAAGGCGCGTTGACGACTTGCCGCCGGAGCCGGATGGCTTCGACACGTTCCGCTATCTGCGCCTCCGGTATAAAGGCCATATTGTTGCCGCCGCTCAGCTCCTTGAATGCCAGTTGTCGGTCTCGAAAGTGGCTAAGGACGTTGCCTAGGGCGGCGGACGCCTTTGCCGCTACGGAAACAATGTCCCCAAGGTATTCGGCAAACGCCTTCATTCCTTCGACGGTCGCGGGGTCGTTGAGCTGCTTGGTTAGTTCCTTCACTGAATTCGTGACAGCATCCAGGAAGCCGCTCTCGGCGATTTTCGCCTGCAGCTCGAAGAGGGCATTACCTAAGCGGTTAAAAGCGGCCTGGGCACCGGTAGCGGCTTCCTCAGCCGCAGCGCCGAATTCCCTCTTCAGCCCCTGCCCTAGCTTGATGAGGTCGCGGGTCGTTACCTGCCCGTTCTCGACCATCTTGATGAACTCTGCATTCCCTTTGCCCATCGCCTTCGAAAACACCTGCAGCGCGCCAGGCAGGCTTTCCCCGAGCTGCTGTTTCAGCTCTTCCATGCTGACCGTGCCCTTGCTCGCCATCTGCGAGAGGGCGATGAACACGAGCGAGGTTCGCTCCGCCGACAGCCGCATCCCGGTCGCGGCCTCACTCACACCCGTGAAGATGTCCTTCGTCTCCTGGAAGGTCAGTCCTGACCGAAGGGCGGAGGCAGCGAAGCTGGCGAAGCCGTCCGCAATGGACCTGAAGTCGAGACCCAGGCGCTGGGCCTCACTCCGCACGAATGCGAGTGATTCCGCGGTGATGTTGGCGCTACCCGTGGCAGCACCCATCTTCGCGGTGAGGGATTGCATTTGAACGCCGGCATCGACGAAGCTCTTGCCAACCCGGAATGCGGCCCATACCGACGCGAAAGCCAGCACCTGCGTGCGCAGGCGCGCAAACATATTCCCCACGCTGGTGGTGATTTGGTTGCTTTGAGACTCGAAGGTCCGTACATCGCGGATTGCGGTGTTGAGACTGCCCTGTAGGCCTTTTACGTCCGCTTTGAGCTCAACAAGGAGGGTTTCGAGGACCTGACTCAATTACCTCGCTTTCTCTTGTTGCCCTCTTCCTCTCGCTTCATCGCGAGGAATTCGTTGCGAGACACCGGATCAACCGTGTTGATGCCCTTGGACCGCAGATAACCCTTCATCGCAGAAGTGTACTCGTAAACGGTGGCGTCCCAAAATTCTTTCGGAGACCACATAAGAATTCCCATCGCTGAGGACATGACATCCTCCCAGGGAAACTCCGTTACTCCGCCGGAGCCTTCTGAGGCTTTCCCATCTCCGCGCCTTTCAGTGCATGGCCAGCGAATTTAACGATGGAAGTCATCAGGTCCGGGTTATCGAGTCCAATATCAAGGATCGCTTCACCGACATCATCCAGCGTCATGGCCGTGTCGCCGTAGCCTTTGAGGCCGTGCCAGACGATGATTGCGGCCTGCTCCAGGCCCATTTGCTCCAACCTCATCAGAAGCGGGATAATATTGGTCTTGAGGTCACGTTCGATGCCACGGATGGCGCCGAAGGTCGCGCGCATCACATGCTCCTCACCCTTTAAGGTGATGGTGTATTCGTTGCGAAGGCGCTCACTCATTATTGGGGTAGCCTTACCGCGGTCAAACTCACCCCCGCCGTTCCGCTCATGTTGACCCGGACGGTGCTGCTGGTGGTGTTGTTCCATCGACCGACAGGGAACGGCCCGGTAATGACATAAGTCGCCGAGGGGATGCTGACGGTCTGGTCGGACAGGGTAACTGTGCCGTATCCGGACTGCGTCATTTGTGTCGCCTGGGTGACGATGGTGGCAGTCACAGCGGAGCCACCGCCTTTGATGAGCAGGGCGCTGTAACCGTCGTTGGTGAAGTAGTTGGTGCTGGCGGCGTTTTGCATCCCGGTAAGCGCGAGACCCGTGACCGACAGATCGGTGGTGCTGACCGTTGCTGCTTGCGCCTGCACATCGGCAGAGAACAGGGCGACGAGCGCCGTCGCGGCGAACAGAAGTTGGCGGAATGTTGAGTGCATCATGGTTCTCCTTAGCTGAGTACTACTGCCCCGGCGCTTTCGAGGTTCAGGCTGTTGGCAGCCGCGCCGTTGTAAGTCGTTGTGGGGTTGAAGCTGGTAATCATGAAGGAGCCTGTGAAGGTTTTCCCACCCAGGACGAACTGGTAGTTCCGATGGGCGTTGACCATCGCATCGGTCAGCATCGCGGTAGCAGCAGCGTCCTCAACGTAGACGCCCTGGAATTTGATGGTGATGGACGTTACCCCAGCTCCTTCGAGGAGCTTGCGGATGCCAGCATCGTCAGAGTTCGTGATATCGACCGGCTCGTTGTTGATGCTCAGGTCGGCCTGACGCGCGCCGCCGACGGCGACAAAAGCGGTACCGTTGTAATATTTCAGCAGGACATTCCGTCCCTTGATTGCGGGCATCTCCTCTAACTTTCCTTGGTGGACTTTTTGGCCTTGGGTTCGAGAACCGCCAAGCCTTCAGAAATCAATTTCTGGGAAATCTCTTCGGGCAATTCATAAACTGACCCGGCATCGAGGTGCACCGTGGACGCACCATCAGGTGAGTACAGGTGATTCCTCAGCATTCGAACTTGACTCAACGCATACGCTTTCCTTGGAAAGAATCTTGCACCGCATTTCGGAAAGCGCGCAACATTAAATTGCGAGGACCTTGAATTCGATGAAGGACTGGTAGGTGCGCCCGTCAGGTTCAGGGAAGCATCCGGCCACCCCGTCGAACTCAATCATCACCAGTTCATTGTCTGGCAAGGCGAGATTAACTTCGTTGCGATTCAGCGAGTTGTAGATGGCTTCACGCATCACGAGTGCGGTGCCCGGCTTGTTCTCACGGGCGAAGGCCTGGACACGAAGGGTGTGCTCCATTCCTGCAAAGGACTGGGAGGAGAATGGAACACTGTTACAGGTGATAAGGACGAAGGGGTATACTGGCTTTTTCGGTACCGCCCCAACGACCCGCTCTCCGACGATGCCGGCGAGCGTTGGATTAGCTTTCAGAACCGCCACGGCCTGCTTAAGAAGGGCGCGCGCGTTATCGGCCATTGAGGCCTGCTTTCATCGCTCTGGCTACCCGTTCAGTTGCCTGCTTCATCAAAGCCTTGAATGTCGGCCGCGCAAAAGGACGCGGTGCCATGCGGCTTGTCCCTACCTCAAGCGGGAGAGCATGCTTGGAGCTATTGGCCCAAATGGCCACCAGCGGGTCCGTCAGTCGGTAGTACATCTTGCGGACAAGTTCGCCGTAATCCGTGTTCGGAAACTCACCAGGTGCTGACGCGATGTGGATGCGCTTTCCCCGCTTGTAGGCGCGACCGGAGCCGCTGTTCTTCTGGATGCGGATGATGGCGTGCCCGTTCATCTCAGCCACAGAAGCCAGCAAGGCGTTGCTGACCGGGTTAGACACCTTCGCAGGTATTTGGGAGAGCTTCCGCACCAAGCTGTCTACGCCGCGCACGGTCATTGTTCCGTCCCCGCGTCGAGCATCAGCCGCAGCCCGACCTTTGAGCCTATTTCAGAAACGGCGAGGACATTGCTGGGGACGCCGTTCACGACGACACGCAGTCCGATTGCCTCCTCGGTCGCTTTCAGGTCCTCACGGTAGGCAATGGTCATTCGCCGGCTGACCATTGATGCGGCGCCGCCGTCGTTCAGCCCCTTCACCTGATTACGCGGGTTGTCCCAAACCGCCTTCACCGTAGTGAGATCGGTCCATGTCGGATTTTCAGGATCAAAGTCGCCACCTGTTTCGGAAGACCCCTGTTGCAGGGTTACATCAAAACCATGCCGCGTGAGCATCCCGGCGACTTGGGCGGCAAGGCGAGTATTGATGCTCACGTCCGGACAAGCTTCGCCATTCCCGTCGTCGTGCTCATCCCGCCGATTCCCCGCAGCATCGTGCGGAGGTAGTCGTATTGGGCTGAGACCTGGGTGAGGTCGTAATCCACCTGTACGTCCCCGATACGCTCGCTCTTCACCGCACCACCAGATGACACCAGCTCCATTGGTTGGAGCCGACCGCCCAGGGCAAGGTTGGCGAGTTCCGCGGTGGCGTTCTTGATGATTGTGGGGATGTCTTCGAGCAGGCGCCCTTCCCGATCCCAGACACAGTCACGAGGCCAACCTAGGGTTTGAGTGATGTCGGCAATAGCGCCCTTCCACTTGAAAGATACGTCGAGGAAGCTGGTGGCTTCGATGATGGCCGCTTCCTTTGCCTGGGTTGTGGCTGCTGCCCATGCCGTAGAAGCACCGCGAGCGCTCAGGTAGGTCGTGACCTCCTGAACGCTCGCATATGCGTCAACGCCGACTTGCATTAGCTGACGGGATCTTCCGCCTTCGGAGCTTGGGTCTTAGGCTGCTTGGGCTCGCCCTGCTTCTTGCCGCGCGGTTTAGCACGGGGCTTGTCAGGGTTCAGCTTGTCCTCGGCCGGAGCGGAGGGCTGCGCTTTCGCGACATTCTCCAGGAATTCGTCCGGGGTGCGGACGGTGATGCTTCGGGCTTCGTATCCTTCGCGGATGACCACACTGTTCGGGCCTTCATCGAGGATAATTTCAGTGAACTCCGACTCGAAATCAGCTGGGCCGAACATGCTGGCATTACGCTCGCATACCGAGATGCGGCGGACGGACAGCACAGAGGCGAAGGCCAAGTCAGCAAGCTGGCCGTGATGGTAATAACCGATTTTCATGGTGTTGCTCCTTATTGGCTCACCACCAGGCGGAAGCCCGGCAGGTCTTTGTGGCTGGTCGCGTTGCGGGTCCAGTTGGACGCGGTCGCAACGGTGCCAGAGGTCGGGTTGTTCCCGCCGCCGACGGTGTTCCACTTGTAGCCGCGCAGTTTAAGGTTATAGGCGCCCTCAGCTTGGCAACGCTTGATGAGGTTTTCCTTGCCGGTGATGTCGTCGAAGACCACGTCGGTCTGCTCGGAGATGTTGACGACACCCGCTCCGCGCTGCAGCCCGAGAATGGTGTACTTGCCGTTTGCGGAAAGCGTCGGGCTGTCGGTCACGATGACCGGGCGGCCCAAGGTGGGAACACCACCGTTGTAGACGCTGATGCCGGAGTCGTTGAACTGAGGCGCAACACCGCCCAGCATCCCGCCCGCCCAGTCGTGGAAGGCTGCACCACACATCACCAGGGCGATGACATTGCTGGACTTGTCGCCAAGCTTCTTCATCGCGTTATTGACGTGGACGTGGCTCATCTTGCCGTTTTGACCGTCTCCGCTCACATCGAGGTTGATGGTATCGCCTTCGTTCTGCATCGCAGCGTCAAGAGCGGCAATGACGCGCTCAAGGGCTTCCTGCCGTGTTTCGTCGCCCATCTGCTCACCCATGATCTGGGCATACAGCTCCATGGAATAGCCCATGGTACGGAAGGCATCGCGGGTGGTATCGGCGAGGAACTTCCGCTTGAGTTTTACGGCGATGTCCTCTTCTTGACCCAAGGTCGCAGCAACGGCATCAGCGATGCTGGTAGCATCGCGGCGGCTCAGGCCAGTGAAGTTCTTGAAGAAGGACTCACGGTCGAAGTCGCCCTGCTTAAAGGCATTGACCATGACCAACGCGCCGTTCGAGGCGGCGTTGAACACGTTTGTATTCTGCATGATGCGCTCATAGTGCGCTCCGGCGAACTGCTCGTCATAGTTCACCATGTTGGTGCGGGTGGTTGTCACTTGGACGGACTTTCATTGTTCAATTTCTCTTTCCATGCTTCGAGACCTTCCTTCGCAATGAATTCAGACTTCTCAGCACGCGTCATTTCGGACGTTTTCTTTGCTGTGCCGGCTCCGCCGCCACCGCCGCCTCCACCACCGCCTCCGCGATTGTCGGGAGCAGAGATGAAGGGCTTGTTTGCCTCATCGCCCGCCCACTTCTTCGCGAAGTCAGCTACAGGAGTTCCGTCAACAATGACCCCGCCATCCTTGACTTGCATCTTCTCCCGCGAAGTCGACAGGATGTCTGCCTTGACCGCGCGGATGAATTCCTTCGGCACACCATTCTCAATGAGAGCAGACGTGAGTTGGTTATCAATCTGAAGGTCGGAAAGCTTTTTTACAGCATCGTCCCGGTCCTGCTCAGCCTGACTAAGCTTGGGAGCAAACTCTTCCTCAATGCGCCTCTGGATTTCCTCAGGGGTTCTCCCTTCGTCTTCCAGCTTTTGCATCTTCTGTTTGAGCTTCTTGAACTCAGCGGGGTCTATGCCCTCGTATTTCTTTTTAAGTTCCTTCAGCTCGTCGAGAGCTTCTTCCTTCGCTCGCTTGAGGCCCCCGGCCTCTTCGTCGAGCAGCCTTTTGGCTTCAGCCTTGATTGCGGCCTTCACCTCAGGTGCATTCAGATCAACTTCACTCACTTTCCAAGTCCCCGACTTGTTACTATCTCAGCTCCTTAAAGGTACCGATGCTGAATCATGAGTCCGATACAGTGAATTCGTCAAACAATTTCGCGAAGCTGTTTGAGAGTGAGCGGACGACCGGCCTGGTCGACGAGGCCGGACAACGTGATCTTCTGATCGCGATAAAGTTCAGCGCGACCACGGCCGAGCAGCTCGTTCAGCTCAGCATCCGGCTTATCCTTGATGAAATCGTCGAAGCCGATGTCGTCAGCTGCGGGCTCACCTGCGATGACAGGGATCTCAGTGCTGCGGCAATTCGGGTGCCGCGGGGTGCCGCCGTTGTAGGGAAGATTGTGTCCGATGGGTTTGTAACCGGGCAACACCCACACCTTCCCTGCGTATGAGATGCAGGTGTGCGATGTCCGTCCGTCCAGCACACTGACCTGCTGGATACCGCTGAAGACATCTGGATTATCCAGCACGGATTTAGTCCGGGTTTCTCGCACAACCGCGCTACTGGCGCCCCGGACGAGGATTTTGGCCTTCCGACGAGACATCTCCATGAGCCCGTCAGTGTAATTCAGTTCAGATGTCCCACGGATGCGGCCGACCATCTCGGCATCGCTCTCCCCGCCGACGATACCCATTCGCATCTCCTGGGCGAACCGGTCCTTAATCCATGACGACTGCTCATCCAACCAGTCCTGCAGGACGGCGCCGGACATCATGGTGTCCTTGACCAGGGCGAGCGCGGCCGGAGCGTCAAGGGCGATATTGCGGAGGTTGGTACCCATCAACTCATTGACGGACTGGAGCAGGAAAAAGCTTTCGACCTCGGCCAGGCCCTGCAGCTCCCGGGTCGCGTGCTTGCCTATGTCTCGGTAGGTCTTCGATATCAGCGTCGAGACCGCCTGGAGCAGCTTGTCCACTCGCTGCCGGCGATAGGCTTCCCGCGCAGGCTCGGAAGGAGAGATGGTGATAATCTCGGCCGCAATGCCTTTTTCCAAGGTCCGCAGGAAAGCGGATATCTCGTTACGGAACGAGACCTGGTGCCGAAGCAGGTAAAGCTGACGCTTCCTCAGCTTCTCAGCGAGGGCTTCATTGCGTTGGCTCATCAGGCATCAGGGCTTCACGACGAGCCGCATCTTCATCAATTAGTACCTTCTCCTCGTCAAAGGACCGGGCGCCGCTGATAACCTCACCCTTCACTATGGCTTCATAGAAGCTTTCTGAGCTGATTTGGCTGGAGACCACGGCCTTGAGCAGCGCGGTGATGGTCGGAGCATCAAGGGATTGCGGATTGAAGTCGGTATTTAGCTTCACCGACACCTTGGTGCTGCCCTGACCTGACCAGTCCGCCATGAATTTCAGGATGCGGGTGAGACCGCGGCTGACCGAGTTCGCGATCGATGCCAGCGTGCTGATTTCCCCTTGCCGCTTTTGACCCAAAGCTTCAGCCGTCTCGACCTCTCGCTTTTCCGGGGCGAGCATGCGGGCGCCGAGGGCGGCCATTTGGGCTTCCTTATCGATCATGCCCTGCCGGAGCTGCTTGAGACCTTCTCCCTTGAATTCAAGGTAGCTGGCAGAGGCTTGCGGGTTCTCGAGCACCCAAGCCGTCTTCGAGCCAATACGGAACTCATCGTCGGTGCTAGCGCCCGATACGACCGGTACAGGGAGGCCGGTGAAGTGGAGGCCATGCTCCAGGTCGGCATAGTTCCGGTAATGGGCGATGTTCAGGTCCGCGACGTCCGACAGAAGCGGGTCATAGATGCAGGTGTCATTTCCTTCCGCGCTGAAAAATTCAAACGGGATCTCGGTGAGAGCCTTGCCGTTGTTCAGCGGGGCATACTGCGCATGGAGTTGCAGCGACGTGGAGCGCCCGGACTGGGACTGGACTTCGCGATAGATGGATTGCTGATAGCGGCCCTCCTTCAGTTCGAGCACCCTGTACTGTTTGATATCAACGACCTCGTAGGCGTCCTTTGTGCTTACTTCCTGCTCGCATTCCTCCAGCACAACCAGGCTGAGGACGGTCTTGCCCCCTACCCGTGTGGTACGCCAATTGATGATGTTCTCGGCTTCATAGATGGAGGAGTAGACCCGTAGTCCCATCTTCTCCGCGTGTGCCAAGGTAATGACGCTGCCTTCAGGGTTCTCAGCGGTGGGGAAGTCTACAAGGACGCCGCAGCGGTTCACGTCCATGACCTGCTTCACGACCTGACCGGCGAACTGGTCGAAACTCTTGCCGGTCAGGGTGATGTCTTCGCGGATGGCATCCAGTGCGGCCGGCGCCTCCACAGCTGGCGGCTTGCGCATCACCATGCCGGCGAAGGTCTCGGAAACCCGGGCCGTGGCGTTCACAAAGACCGCGCGCTCTACATACTCCCGGTATTCCTTATTGCCCTCGGCGTTTCTCTCCTGCCCACCCAGGCGAGGTAGATACAACTCACCGCCGTTCTTTACCGCCTTCTGACCGGCAATAACGTCGCGCAGCTTGCGCCAGTCATCGCGATGTTTGACATATTCAGGATGGCGCGTATCGACAGGCACTAACCGAGTTTGACTTTCTTCATGCCCCCCATACTGGGTGAGATAAACAATTCTGTAAACGCCCAAACAACGGCGTCCATTCGGTCAGGGCTTCGGTCCATCGTCTCGGGGTTATAGCTGCAGAGTTGGTTCTCCAATTTCGAGAACACCTTGCAGTGAATGATTTCACGGCGCTCGTAGTAAGCGGCAATCGGTTCAAGGCGGATAATCTTCCCGCGCGATGCGGTGACATCACCATAGTTCACTGTGCGATCGGCGCCGCGGATAGTTGCCCTCACCATGTCGCCGCCGTAGTTGCGCTCTCCAACGATCTTGTCAGCTTGGTAGTGGTTATAGGCGTTGACGGCGCGATTAGCCCACTGTTCGGGCGTAACGAGGCCGGAGTAATCCTCGATGACGTACCCCTTGCCATCGACACCCTTGCCACACACCGCAATCCCGACCTCGCTGCTGTTGACCGTGGACGAGCCCGACGGGTCCACAGCGACGACGATACGGACCATGTCAGGGACAGGCATGCCCGGCTTGAGGTGGATGATCTGGTCGCGCTTGATACGCCCACCTTCGGACTTGAAGCGCCAGTTGCCATGAATAAGCCGCTGCTGCTGCTCTTCGGACTGGGCATACAGCTTCGCCAGGTAGTCCGGATCGGCTTCCATCAGGATTTTGTTGTCGTAGATGTTCGAGGGGATGAACGTCAGGCTAAGCGCCCTCGTCTTCGGGCCGAACCGCTCAATCAGCTCCTCTCGGGTGTCACCGAAGTGGAATGTGTCCTTGATGCAGGTGAACCAGCGAATGACGCCGGCACGTTCCTGGATGGGATAGCCGTCATCGCCAATCCACCAGTCGATGAGCCCCTGCCCGGCGCCGCCGTTCTCCCGTCCGGTCCAATCGACCAGGAAGCTATCAGGGTCCGGGTTGCACGTTGCCCGTATGTAAGGCCGGATGCCGCAGGTCGAGCGATTGCGGCTCAGCATGTAGATGAACTGCTTGCGCGTGAAGTGCGTCAGCTCATCGAAGAGGATGAGGGGTATCTGCGACCCCTGCCAGTTCAGCACGGTTTTCTCGTGCTGCAGGTGGGTCATTGTGATTTTGGCCGCCGAGGGGAATTCCCACGACAGGCTAGGGCTTAGCCGTGGCTTGGCCTTCTTGAGCGGGTAGATCTTCTCCGCTTCATCCCACAGACCGCCCTCGGCCGTGATTTGCGGAGTCTCACGACGGAAGAAGACCGCACCGAAATCCTTGTTGCGGGTATGCCGCAGGGGCTCCATCAATAGAGCCCAGGTCTTCCCTCCGCCTGCAGCTCCCCCGTAGATGGCGATGTCGGCCGACGAGGCTAAGAAGTTTTCCTGAGGCCCCGCCTGAGGACGAATATCAACCAATACCCTCGCTTTCCTTGCGAGGATTCCAACACGTCACGGATTCGCTGACAAACAAAAAGGCCCGCGTGAACGGGCCTTGCCTTCCGGGGGGAAGTTATTGGCGCGAGAAGATGCGCGTGTCCGAAGCGGTCGCCGCACCCGGAGCGTTCAGGGTGAGCTTAACCTTCTGGAAGTTCAAGGGTCCTGCGACGGTGATCGCCGTCGGCGTGGTGAACAGTGTCAACGCCGACGTGCTCACGATTGAACCGTTTGCGGAATCTGCACCAGTGCCTTTGGTCGACAGTGTGAGTGTCGCAGTCACTCCGGCAACAGAGCTGGAAATCAACATCGTCATGGTCCCACGAGTGCTGGGGACGGACTTGTACGTGCCGGTCGTGCTGGAGGTGTGTTGAGCGGAATGGACGGTCAGATAATCGTTACTCGTCTCCGTGGCAAATGTCTGTGCATCCGCAACAGCGACAAGCCCCACGACCAAAGCTGCCAAAAGCGTGCCGAGCAGCATAAATTTATTCTTCACTTCAATAACCCTTTCATGATTGGCCCAAGCATGAGTCAACACTGAAAGGCCGTCAACTATCTTCCGTTTGCAGGCAGGTAGATGGTGACTTCATCCTTTTCCGGATCGGGATTGCTGCCGCCCGGGCCGGGAAGTGCGCGGTCAGCGCCTTTAAAGCCGAAACGGTTTCGCATCTGCACGATCCAAAGAGGCGTGTTGAACCTCTTACCCATCGTCACGCCTTTGCGGCCGAGAGCGTCCCACCACGCCTCAGACAGCAAACGACCATATTTTACGGCTTCGGCAAATTCGGGATTGTCGTCCTGCAGCGATGTCCACGTCTCGTGACTCAACGCGCGCGAAGGCGGTATGGCCAAGCACACCCGAACTTCCACATCGGAAGCGCCGGCTTGGTACTGTGAAGTCATGATGGCTTCCCAATTGGGTGGGAGGTCGCCTAGCTTTGTCCGGGGACGGCCTACAGCCCGCGTCTCACCCTTATCACCGCCACGACCCCGTCGCGCTGGTTTATTGCTCATCCATTATTATGCGCACAGCAGCGGGATTGTTGGCAAGCATGCTAAAGCGGAGGCGCTTCTGCAGTAGGATCGACAAGTGCTACGTCGTATTTCCATCCCGTCGACACCACGACGTGCCACATGAGTTGCTGTGCCTCAGTGATTTGCTTTTCCAGGTCTTCAAGATTTTGGAAATGATTTGAACTCTTGAACGAGTGTCTACTGAAATGATCGGCGCCGCCACCTTCGGCATACCAAGTGCCATGGGCGACGACGATCCTGGCTTTTTGGTTCAGCAGATGGCACCGGCTAAACAGTCTTGAGATTTTCCCGGCTTCGAGGTCCTTTCTTGTCCTCAGCAATACTTCCTTGGTTACGTTGAACAACGTGGCAACGTCATATGGCCCCACCACGACCGCGGACAGCTCCTCATTCAGCTTGAGAGCGTCGCCCAGGCGCAGGCGAATTGACAGTTCCAGCTGCGAGAACGAATAGATGAACTTCCCGATCGCTTGGTAAATCTCGTCGCCAAGCTCTTTCCCATCAACTAGCGTGTGGTCCGGCATAACGTGCTCACATGTTTTCAATGACTTATCGGATGGTGACAGCAATCTACAACTCAGTCATGATTCCCACACGTCGAAAGGCGGATATAAATCGATGAGAAGATAGAGAAATGGCTGTTGTAATTGCAATCGTGGTCGCTTTTGGCGGCGGACTGTTCACTGGTTTTCACCAGGCGAAGGCAAACCCGAACGCCGATACGTTCCTGCAAACCTCCTCCCACATCGTCCAGGACGGCTCCAGCATCGACTAAGCCGGCGCAGAACAAAGGCCCCGATGAGGGGCCTTTTCGTTGAGGACGGCGGCAAGGACAAACGGCCAAAGCTGCTCCTGGCGCCCTCTCCTCGTCCCCGTTGCTGGACACGGTGGACTTGTCCTGACCCGGCTCCCTTCAAACCGGCTAGCCTATACCGGGATATACCTGCGTGGCCATTTCCCGACTTCGGACGTTCCTGTGCGATGCGCTCGCTTGGGCAGGACGGTAGAATATGCACACAACCGCGAATCACTTGGCAAGCACCATGCCCATGTTCGATCACTCGGCCTTCACTGACGGCAACATCGACCCGAAGCTGGTCGATCACGCCAACACCATCGTCGATCGCGCCAGGTCAGCACTGGTAGATAAGCTCTCCACGCGCGGACCAACGGCTAGCCATACCCTTGCGGCCTATGCCATCGCCTACTTTCAGGCTCACATGAGGCGTGCCCTTGAGTTCCTCGACGGCGGAATGGAAGAGATGAGCAATGGCCGTGCCCTGGTCGCCACGACATGCGCACGCTCGGTACTGGAGTCCGTCGCCTGCTTCCACGATTTCTGCCGGCGCCTCACGCTCTTGCTGGATGAGGGCGACATGGTGAAAGCGCTGACCTTCATTGTTGGGCAGGCTTTCGCCACCAAGATGAGCCGCCTGCACGACCAAGACCTCAACAATGTGGCTACGAACGTCGTCTCCCAAGTGGACCGGCTGGATAAACTCGCGCCCGGAGTCCGAGAGGTCTACAACCAGCTTTCCGAAACCACTCACCCGAACGGAATAGGTGCCGTGGGCTATTTCGTGCACGTAGACCATGAGGCTGGCATTGCTCACTTTCAACCTGCAGACAGACACCAGATCAATTTGGTCAGACTTCTCGGTGTCGCGAACTTCCTTGAGCAAATGTTGGGTGATATGAGGGCATTAGCAACACGGATAGATGCGATCATTCGTGAAGATCAGGCGGAATAGCCTACTTCTTCAACACCTGCCGCAGATAGTCGACGCTATATCTCTCCCGCACTCTCGCTTCTTGATGCCGTTGCCGAACTATATCGAGCCAGACAACAATGACGCGGCAGATGCGGAACCATTCCAATTTATCTGTCTCATCAGGTTTGAGGCCCACTTCCTTCGTCGCTTCGTCAAGCAGATGCTCTGGAAGCATTCCGGCAAGCTCCTTCTTCTCCTGCTCTGTGAACTCAAACGTCAGGCGATGAGCCACCCTGTTTCTCATTGTGTTGAGAAGCAATAGAGGCTTGCGCCACCGCGCCTCTATCAGGCCAAGTCCGATGGCAAGCTCCACCTTCGTCGGGAAGTTGACGTTGCGCATCGTCATCTCTTCCGGATTTTTGCAGGCTTCCAGGATCATGGTGATAATGACATGCTCCAGGTAGAGATGCGAGCGGATGAACATGAAGAGTATGTCCCCGGTCTGTAGTTCCTTATCGAACTTCTCGAAATCGAAAGAGAGCTCGTTGGCCTTGGCAATCTCTACGTCTTGCCGCAGCTTCATTTCCTCAGGCATCGCCACGCGTCACCTCCTCACAAGGATGGAATGCCATACCTGAGTACAAGGCCTCCCGTGACAGTTGCAAGGCCGACCAGCCCACCCCACCAGAACGACTTGGGGCCTGCAGACTTCATCGCCAGCCAGAGCAGCAGCGCGCCCAGCCAAGGCCCATAGTTTTTGCTGAAGTCGCCATTGCGCCTCAGCACCTCGATCAGATTCTCATTCCGCACGTCCTGGTCCGACACAGCCTCTCTCCTTCCCCGGAATCCCTTCCGGAGCCCAATCCATCCAGATTGCAGCCGCTTAAATGCGGACCGCTCGCCTATCCTGAGACCACTTCCGGCGCGTCAACCGCTAAACTCGCCGCCACCCGCAATATACCACCCAAAAGTGAGCGTCCCCGCTAGAAACGACAAGGGGCGGAACTTACGCTCCCGCCCCTCACTTAGGGCGTTGAACTTCCTCATCTTTCCACCGGCTTGAGCACCGGGCTCCACTTCAAGATCTCGTTCTGCTTAATCAATCACTGTTTTGGCCGACGGAGCAAGTTACATTTCTGATTTTCTGAACACAATTTCGCAAAACCCGCAATGCGCGCAAACTGCAATATGAAACGAAGTCTGTTACCGGACCGTTCCTCACACGAAACTCGAATCAGCGTGAGTCCATATTTGCCATTGGACACCCGGGCGCCTTCTTGGCGCAACGCACAACGTAGGCACTCGGTGGCCGGTCTAACCATGCAGTGCGTCCTTCGCCTCGAAGCCCGCCCACACCAGCGCGCACAATGCCATACAGCCCAGCAACACCTTCGTTATCATCGTGTCTTCCAAGTCTTCACTTTCTCTCTCGTTTAGGGCCGCGCAGCTTGTTCAGCCGCGCCTGCCGTTGAACTACACCAGGTATCAGCACCTCCAGATCGCGCTTCTCCAGATAATATGCATGCTCAAAAGGGTGGTCTTCTCCCCGCCTGATGCTCGCGGCCTTGAGGTAAGCGAACTCAGCCTCAGCGGCTCCGGGTGGAAGCTTGTCTTTTGGAGCTGCCTTCACCCGGTGCGATACCACGGCCACCATTACTGTCTGGCCAGGCGTTGGTCCCCGCCGGCCAGCTTGCGCAGGCAATGCGCAGCACGCCGACGGCAGCCGAACGGCCCGCCGACTTCCTCGAAGTCAGATGGCTTCACCTTCTTCCATCTGTTGCCGCTGGCATACTGCTCGATGACCGTCTTGTTCAGGCCGTTGAACAGGCGCTCCAGCGTGCCGATGACGCGGACGCGCAGGTAACGGTAGACGACACCACGGGGGGTATTGAACCGGCCTACATACCAGCTCAGTGACGTGGGTTGCTTCTTCATGGGGGTTTTCTCCCTCTTGGTTGGTTTTGATGGGCGATGTTTGCGCTTGGGGGCGCGAACCTTTGAAACGATGTCGCGAGGATGCTCTCTCTCAGAGAACGAGGAGCCGTTGTTTCGGTACGAGAACCCTATCCTGTCGAACCACTTCCATTCAGCCGGAAGCGGCGGATAACTCTCCTGTTCTCCTGGGCGCCCTTCTCAGTTTAACGAGACCACCTGTCCGATTGAGGTACTTACCCGGCCCCGTGATTTTGAATGCACACACGGTCCTCACTTCCTCTTATGAATTGAGAAGAGCCCCGCGTGCTGCGGATGCTCTTCGACGAACCGGATGGCCATGTAAGTCGTCACGGCATTCGGAATTTTGAACGGCTTGCCGTCAGTGGATGGGGTATGAAACCGCACCTGTTCGACTACTGCCTTAGCTCCGTAGTGGTTGAAGCGTTCGGCGGCTTTCAGGGCGTACTCGACAAAGCGGCGGTAGATTTCCGGATTAGCATCCATCCAGCGCTTTGCCCGCTCTTCCACGGGAAGCTTTGGCTTCTCATAGGCGCGGTTCGCAGCCGCGCGAGTGGCGATGTCATGAGGTCCGACCGAGGCCTTGCCAGAAACCCTTCCAAGCTCGACGAACGCCGCAGCTGCTTCCGAAGTCGATGCACCCGCGTTATTCGTCGGGTCGAAGACTGGGAGGAAACCTAGCTCTCGATTGAGCAGTTGGCGGTTCATGACGCGGAGCTCCCGCTAGCCTTCTCCGCGTATTCGATGAGCGCTTTCAGCTCCTCACTAATCCTCTTGGCCGTTTTGTCCGTGAAGACAGGGCAGTCGTGCATTATGTTGCCGCCTGCCTCGGCGTTGCTCCAATGGTCGGCTACTTGCTTCAGATACGAGAGGTCGGGAAGCTCCATTCGTCGGGCGCTCCCATCTAAGCCTTGACCTTCGAGAACGTCGATTTCGATGCAGGCGAAGCGCGGCGTTTCCCAGCGGTCCACATCTTTATCTGCTTCTTCCCGTGTCGCATAAGGCCGGGTGATACTCTCACCTAAGTTAGGGCCGTACTTATCCGTGAGAAGGAAGACGTTCACCCACCCCTTGATGCGCTTGGGCTCTTTCCACTCAGCTACGAGGTCGAGGTCGTGGTTCGTCGCAGCAGCGGCACGACCATCCTCTCTCCAAGATTCCCGGTACTGGCATCCTCCGTTCGTTTCCACCCAACCAATAGCGCCGTCCCACTCGCACTGGTTTTGCTGGAAGGGGTTGCCCACACATCCAACAAATGCCTTACGTCCATCGCGCGTCCGGTAATACTTCCCGGCTTCTAGTTTTAGCTTTTCCAATTCCCTCGCTTTCTGTTGTTAGAAGATGATGGCGAGCGCCACGGCGACGATGATGGCGCCGACGGCGACCAGCCCGGCGAAGTCCATCTTGTTCGGCATGGGCCAGTTTACAGAGTAGTAGGCGTCACGCACGTGGTCAGCCCAGTGCGGGGGCAGCGGTTGGTAGTACATTTCCTGCGTCTTCATGGTCGTTATCTCCTGTTGTTATCGTCATGCTGAGCCGACCCGGAATAGCAGTCAAGATATTTTTCGCTTTACCCGAATATTTATCTGTGAGAGGATTCTTCTACAACAGGAGCAATGACCATGAGCAGGAGTAAACGAGACTACGAACACCATATGGATGCGGTGCAAGCCCTCCCGGGTTACGAGGAGTGGCTTGAGGAGCATCAGCGCCAGGTCACGGACGAAGACCTTCAGCGGATGTACGAGCAGCAATACGAAGGCCGGAGGAATGGCTAACCGACACCTCCTCCACCGCAGCAAGATGGATGCGTTCAAGCAATGGCTGACCGACAAGGGTTATATAATCGAAGCTCCCAAGGGTGTGTTTGAGGCTCTTCGGTTTCGAGCAAGCCCTAATAATCCGCCCATAATCATTCATGACAGGCTTTGGGGCGACCATTTCACTGCGTATGGGACTGGCCTAAATATCGTTAGACGCTTCATCAGTGATACCAAGCAGCATGGCAAAGCCACTTAACTCTGCCCTGCACCCGGCGTGTGATGAGTTTGACCCCATCGAGTGTGGCAAACACCTCACAGAGCGCATCAACAGTTTCACAAACCCGGCAGGCCTCATCTGTTACTGGCGCTCGGGATTGAACAAGCTTCGCCTGGCAGCAATGCCGGAGAAGTACCGGCACGCACTACAGCGCCGGTATGAAGACAGGTTGGACGCCATCAACGACCACGGCCCCGACTATTTTATGAACCAATGAATGTAAGCACCAATGAACTGGAACGCACCGAAGCCAACGAGCACCTTTCAACTCGCTCCCATAGGCCAACACAAAGCCATCCTGTACGGCCTCATCGACGTGGGCACGCAGGACACGAAGAACATGAAGGGCGAGGACGTGAAGCAGCGCCAAATCTACGCGCAGCTTGAGCTTCACGGCAAGAATGCCCCGCTCATCGATGGCAAGCCGCCCGTGTTCTCAAAGCGTCTCACCTTCTCCATGCACGAAAAGGCCACCCTGCGTGCCATCATCGAGGCCATTACGAACACGACGCACAGCGGGAACGTCTATGGCGACGGCATCGACATCTTGCCTGCGGTCGGCGGCGCTTGCCTCCTGCAGCTCGCCGAGAGCAAGAAGCCGGACGGTAGCGAGGGCCGGAAGATCCAGGCAGTCATGCCCGTTGACCCCGATGCTCCGAAGCCGGAGCGCGTGAATCCGCTGCGGACCTTTAATCTCGACGCCTTCGACCAGACCATCTTCGAAGGCCTGCCGCAGTACATGAGGGAGTTGATTGCGAAATCGCCGGAGTATCAGGCGCTCAATGGCAATGCCATCAACGCCGCTCAAAGTGAGATCGCGGCGGGGACACCGGCCGCTGTCACTGATGCACCGTTCGACGACGAAATCCCGTTCTAGCATGGATGCAAACACCACCCGCGATGCAGACGCCGCAGAACTTGCGGCGCTGTATCAGTCGGCTGAAGAAGCTGGGAAGACATTCGCCAAGCACATGGAGGCTTCATTGCCTCTGTGGCAGGCGGTGCAGGATGCCAGGGCAGCCCGAGACACGTTCAAGCGCGACTTCAAGGCGAAGCACATGGGCATGAACGTAAAACCAACAGAGAAAGCCACGTAATGGCCGACAAAAAAACCCGCGATGGCATCTTCATCAACATGAGCCGTCGGCCGAAGCTGCGCGAGATGTTGGCGTGGCTCATGGAAAAGCACGGGCTCACATCATTCGCCGATGTCGCCTATCAGGCCATCTGGCGCTGGTATGAGCTGAGCAAAGGTAAGTAGATGGTTCCAATTCGGGAACGCCAAAATCAGATTGCGTAATGGAAATATTGGAGCGAGGATAATGAGACCGGGGCTGGCAATACCTTTTCATTTCGTAATTTTTGAAGAGACCCGGGGGGCCGCTGACGAAAGTCAGTGGCCCCGGTCATTTTAGGAACGGCAGATCGCGCGGCAGGTTTTCTGTTCAGTCACCGCGTCCAGACAGCGCGAGGACCCTCCCGAGGCCCCAGCCTGTCCCCTCTCTCAGGCTGGAGTCTTTCGTTGTCTTTACCCGAATAGATTGAGGTCCAACGCGAAAGCGCCTGCCCAAGCCGCGTCCGCTTCATCCTCGCCGAGGTCCTTCCCCCAGCGCGCCTTCGCCGCCGCCTGCATGTCAGGCTTCTTGGCGTTGCCTTTGCCGGTGGCGTGGATCTTCAGTTTGCTGAGATGGACCGCCGACCATGGGAGCCCCGCCAGCTCGCAGGCGAGTACGGCAGCTCCGAGCATGGGAAAGAGCGCTTTGACGCTGGAGAACTGTCCTGAGAATGGCTCTTCGATGCAGACGCCGATGCAATCCGGTCCGGCGAAGCGCTGGACGACCCCGTGAACGCCGACCGTGCGACTTCCGATGTTGCCTTCAAACCGAAGTGCCTGGGCATCGAGACCTCCATCAAGATACACCCTGCTAACGCCGAGTGTCGTTCCCAAATCCAAGCCGAGCACGTAATTGCGGCCCAATCAAAGCGCTTTGATTGATTTACCCACAACGTACAGAGGAAGCTTGCGCTTTGCTTTGCGGATAAGGGTTTTAACCTCGTCCACGAGTTTGGCTGGCACGCGAACGGGAACGGTAGGCTCATCGTAGAGGCTCGGCCGGCCAGGCCGACGGTGCTTCACAGGATGTGTTGGTTGCATCTTTGAATCGTGCGCCGACATCGAATCCCCGTCAAATGCAAAAGGCCCCCAGCATGAGCTGAGGGCCTACAAGCATCCAGGGGGGGTACATCCGCCCTTAATGATGCCAGAACAGAGCGAGCAAAAGAATTATCGGGAGCGGGATGCCGAGCATCCAAAGCAGTGCGCCTCTACCAAAACCCATGGTCTCCTCCTGTGTTGCCTATACAACCTGCAGGGGCCGCGAGAGTTCCGAGACTGGAACGTTCAACAATCCAGAAGGTTGTAGCTGAAACTGGAGGCACCAATGGCAGTCAACAAACCTACCGGCGACAATGCACGCAAGGGCGCGGTGAAGAAGCGCACGCAGCTGAAGAACCCGCTCACCAAGACTTCGACTAAGCGCAACAAGAAGGGTGGCCAGTTCATGGCCGTCAAAAAGAGCGCGGCGAAATTCAAGGGTGTTCGAAAGGAGAAGTGATGGGCCGGTTTTTCATCGGCATCATCATCTTAAGCGTCGCGATAATCCTCGCGGCGTATTTGCACGTCCTCGTTCTCTAGGACTGACGGCGGGCTATCTTAAATTGGAGATCGAGCACGCCGCGTCCTCGCGGGGCGCTCTCCGCGTAAGAACTTCAGGCCCTCTATTGTGAGCTTGCGTGCGTCGTCGGATTTGTCAGACAAGAATTTGACCAACCGCTCGCGCGCAGCCCTCTCCTCTTCCGAGGTAAGGGGCACCATCATCCCGTAGGTTTGCATAATCTTGTCGATGATTTCCATGCACAGCAACTTTTTCATGGAACAAAGGTTCCCACGAACCGTTGGAGCGCGGGAGTAAAGCCATGGATAAAGTTACGCGTTGTTTGCGGTGCGGCAAAAGAACCGTCCCGGTCCCAGGTCGACACGGCCGAACTGAACTCCAGTGCATCTTCTGTGACAGCCTTGATCCCATGAAAGTGGAGCAGACAAACAAATGGGCCGAGAGCTCATTGGCCGTTCCGATTTCCGAGACAAACCCTTAAACGAGCCGGCCCGGAGGAAGGATTCTCCTAGAGGTACATCCCTCAATACTGCGGTCGCTTCAGCAACTCCGGAAGCCGTGATATCGCCTTGGCAATCCGCCTTGCCTCGTCATGGGTGAGGAATTGCTCGGCGTATTGGTACGAACGATCGTGAAGGTCTTGCCGGTGGACGACGCTGCAAAGGGGGAAGCCGTTCGCATCCTTCACGCGGAAGGACCATTCTTCTTCCTCCATCACCCACGGCGCAGGAAACCGCCGAAGGTTATCCATCACATCCTGCGGTTAGCCGGAGTGCCGACGATTTTCTTGCCGGAAGCGTAAGTCTTATCCAGGCGCCGTTCGCCCACAAGCCGGTCCCGCTGTTCGACAAGCCCCTCCACTTTGGCCTGCATTCGCTGGAGCAGCGATTCAGCCGAAGCCGTTCCTATCCCGGCCCGTTGGAGCTGGAGGATTTCCTTGCGCTGGCGGCCAATCTGCGCGCGCATGTGCTCGATTTCCGAGCGGACGTATTCGAGTGTGGGCATGGGATACCTGGGATTTATCCCAGTAGAACGAAACAGGAACGACAAGTCAAGCCAGCCAACGAAAAAGGCCGCCAATCGGCGGCCTCGGGAATTCACCTGTATGGGGGTGGCCTAAGCCCGCCGCCGCTCAGGCTGAATTGCTACCTCTTGAGCAGCTTTACGCAGCTTCTTAAGCTCTGCCAGGCGTGCGAGATGCTTCGTGCTAGCCGGGGTTCCTGACCGCGGAGCATCTACCTTTCGAGCCGCTTTTTGGCTCACTTTCACAATCTGGTCGCGGGTCATAGCGCTATCCCTTGCCGTACGTGTACAGACATATAGCACGCTTCCGATAATCTTAAACCTGCTTCGTAAACAACCAGTGGTCCTTCTGGGTCGTTTCGTCGCGAAACCGTTCAGAGGTTTCGTACCCGCAGATGTGAACCGAAGCGCTGATAAGGTCATATTTCGTCAGGGCTTTTTGTTCCAGCCCTGCGTAAAATGTCTCCATTGTGATGTTCTGAGGTCCGACCTTTTCTACCAGTTGACGGACAGCCTGCCGCAGCTTGATACCGACAAAGGTCCGCCATTGCTTGGGAATATACCGGTCAACGGTCTCCTTCGTGTAATCCGGAGGCGACACATTCCAGTTATGCTGCAGGTGCTGTTCCCGAATTCCGAATCGGAGGTCATAGGCCTCTAGCTCATCGTCAGGTACGAGCATGACGGACATCAAGATCACGATCTCCGCATCAACGTCGTAACCAAGGGCGAACTCGACGAACTCCACACCCCAGGCATCGTTGGCTGGAGGGTCTGGGTCGACTTGCAGATCGAACTCAAAGGCCATCCGGCCGACATACTGTATTTCAGTAGAAAAGCGAAGCGGCCTTCCCTTTCAACCAGAGGATATCTCAGTCAAACCTCATGTGCTTCGGCCAAGGGTCCAGAGGCTTTCGTTTCTGCGGTAGGTGAACGATGCTCTTCGCTTCCTCGCTCTCTTCACGCTTCTGGCGGCACTCCTCCAAAAACAGTTCGAGCTGTTCAAACTGCTGGCGTTGCTCCGCCCGGTTCACGCGGCACCTCGCAGCTGAGCACTCTTCTCCTCTACCCGCCTCCGCATATCCTCATCGTGACGGCGCTTGGATTCCGCGAGCCGCCTTTCCGCTGCCTCCAGATCGACGGCGCTCAACACCGCGGCGCCCGTTCCGTCCTTCCAGCGCTCCTGGTTCAGCCAGGTCACGAGCTGGGGCGCATACACGGTGTCTTCCTTGTCCACCCCGACACGAGCCTTAACTCCGGCTAGGATGTCGGCAGGTAAAGATCCGCGCTTGAGTGCAGCCGCATAAGCCTTGAGTGCAGGCTGCCGTGGATTGGGCGCATTGCCCCTGCTCCACTTCGCCTTCCAGATTTCTTCAAACCCGTCCGGCTCCCCCTTGGGGGTTGGGGGGTTATTCTTACTGGATAGTTCAGATGGACTATTAGGGTGAACCTCCTTCACCCCATCAGGTGAACGTGGTTCACCCCTTGATGGAACGTCGTTCACCCCATCGGGCCAGCAGGCGATGTACTCATTCGCCGCCCACTTCTTGCCTTTCAGTTCGCGCTTGCGCGGCTTTATCCAGCCTTCGTCTTCTGCAACTTGAAGGTGGGTAATAATGGCACGCTCACTGAGTGAGCAAAGCTTTGCCAACCGTTCCTGACTCGGAAACATCGGATCACCGAAATCGTTGAGGTGGCTTGCAAGCGCCTGCAGGACAATTTTTGTGGTGGCGCTCAGCTTGGATTCCCAAATCTTTTGCTTCCAGCTCCAGGTACTCATGCAGCCAGCACCCGCTTGAACTCAATCACCCATACCCATGGGTTGGCTTTCCAAGCTCCTTTGCCGTTGATGTGGTCCCAGAGCGAGCCAAAACACTCCTCGATGGTGTCGCTACCGTCCCAACCGCTTAGCCCTGAGAATTCTGGGAATGCATTGGGCGGAAATTTGCCACCAAACCCCTCTGCATCACAGTCAGCTTCCGAGATATCCTGTAGCCGCTCCACTCGCACGCCGACAATCTCCAGCAATATACGGCTGGCCCAGCGGGGCATGTAGATGCTGGGTTTCCAACCCTCACCAGCAACGCTGTCTGGAAAATCCGAGCGAAACTCTAGCCCCGCACCTTTCAGAACGCGCGGCGGGCCTTCCATAGGGGTGATGTCAATATCCAGCGGCCTAAACGCTTCCCGCACCCACAGCCGGTCACCGGGCTTGCCGTAGGGGCACGCAGCACCAACACCCATTTGCTGAAGCAGCTCTGGGACGAGCTTCAATCCCTGTTTATTTGGTCTGAGACTTACTATCCGCCGCGTCTGCGTTTTGCGGCCTTCCAGTATCGCGCGCACCATCGGCGCACTGAAAATGATTGGGCGTTCTTTTATCGATGGAGGTGAGATTGCATCCATGCACCTTCTTTCTGTTGTTTCCCGATGCACCGTAGAAATTCGGGGGCCGATAAGGGTGCATGCTCACCGGCCTTGAACAAATGCTGAGTCAGTGAGCTCAGCCCGTCAAGCCATTTCGCATTTAGGGCGAGTTATGTTAAATCGCTCACCTGCAAGAAGGGCGGTCCGATGAGCGTCGAAGACGACACCGAAAAACAGGCTCGTGACGCGATCAATCAGTACACCTCAACGGTGGCCTACCCGGTCATCTGGACGGACGGGACCAAAATCATAACTTTAGGCACCGGGGTCCTTTTCCGGCATCAGGACCGTCACTTCCTGTTGACCGCCAAGCACCTATTCGCAGCGTTCACGGGTCCACGGTTTCCTTACGAGGGCCTCGTTGGACCGACGACCCGCAAGCATGGCATCCCTCGTGAACTGGGGAAAATCCACGTTTACGAGACAAAGGGTGAGGATTCGGACTTCCTGGACGTGATCGCGATCGAGCTTCTTGACGCCGAGTTGATCGGACTTATCAAGCAGACCTGGTCCTTCATCACCGTCGAGGACTTTGCACTGCCCAATCCGGAGTCAGTTTATTTTATTGCAGGATTTCCGAAGGAGAGAGAACGGCAGTTCGGAGAGCATGTGGGCGCCGCGCTGCTGACGCTGACGACCAATCAGACTGATCAAATTCCTTCCGACGTTGAGCATTATGACCCAAACGTCGATCTGTTCTGCAAGTACGACAAAACAGCCGCAGATTTCTACAACAACAATGAGTTAGTGAGCGCGCCATGGGTCGGCGGCGTCAGCGGTGGCCCGGCGTTTCGGGTTGCAGATCTTGCCCCCGCAGTGTGGACCCCTCAATCCGGTACGAGGTTTGTCGGATTGCAAAGCAGCGCATCGACGAGCAAGCAGTGGCTAAGGATCAAGAACGTCTACGCCGTGGCTGCCTACTTCAAAGAAGCGTCATCGGATATCGCCGAAGCCATTCTAGCCCACTTGTCGAAGCAATAAACTGATTCACAAGCGCTCATTTGCGGCGCAAGATTCGGCCTCACCGAAAATCTTAAACATTTCTGCGGAGGCCTTTATGGGCATTCACGACGCACGCCCCTGCCCGTGTGGCAGCGGCTTATCTTCCCATTGGGTGAATGACGCCCGGGGGATTCCCTTGTGCCGGATTTGTCCGACATGCGCGAAGGAGAAGCTTTCCGGTTATCGACCGGAGGTGCTGACCGACAGCAACTACCACGCCGACGAAGACATCGATGGGGATTAAGCTATTTCGCAATTGGTATCGCTGCAACGGCGACCACCTGATGCAGTGGACGACCGAGACGCCTCATCCGGTGAACTCGCCCTGCCCGACTTGCGGGCTTCTGTTCTTCCCCTGGGCGAGTGAGGACATGACGACCGCCAAGTTCAAGTCGGATAACGGCATCGTCGATCCGCCGCAGCTTGACTTCTTTAAGTGAACGTCCGTCAGTGCGATTCCACCCGTAGAGCAGCGACGAGGGGTATCACCGAGTGAACGGGCTCAAAGAAGCTCGGTGTAGCCTGATGACTTGCAAGGTGCTGACGAACACCCCCGGCTTCGGCCGGGGGAATTTCTTATGCCCCGCAATGCGCTCGCACATTCGTTGCGGTATACGATTTTACGGCTCAGCATGAATCTCCACTCACCGCGAGACATCAACATGCTTGAGCGAATTTCATTCGCCCTCGTCAACAATCGTGGGCGCTACACTCACTTCATCCATCTGGATGGGACCATCGCCTGCCTCAAACCTCTCGAAGCACTCCACGAAGCGCGCGTCGGCGTCATGGTGGATTCCGACTTCCCGAACGAAGCGCAGTACGACGCAATCGAACTCCTTGCAGCCTACGCCATCGGCGAGAACCCTGCGGTCTTCATGCAGTTCGAGGAGGCGACCGCACCGTTCGCGGCGAGGTTTCGCGCCGGCGACCCGATAAACGCTTTCCTGCAGATCATCGATGCCTGAGCTTGGGGCGCTGACCAGGTGGCGCAGCTTCCTTCGATGGAAAGCCCCAACCCAATGTTCGCTGAAATCGGCGAACCGTGAACACTCCCCGACTGGCCCTCTGCATCATTGTTGCAGGGGGCGTTTTTTTGGGTAGAATCCGGCCGGAGGTGGACGCATGCCCCAACACGTTTCGTTCAGCTACGACGACTCCTTACATCTCCGGCCCACGGTCACCATCTACGAGGACGGTACGTACAAGGAGCATCGCCCCTTCCGGACGGCGCGGAAGGCGACGGTCAATCTTTATGCGAACCCTTACGGGGGACCGAAAAAGGCACAACTCGACCTCGCGCAGAAACTCGCCGCCGCCGCCGTTGCGATGACGCCCGACTGTGTGATTGAATTTGGCCCGCAGACCTCTCCGTGGACCTATGAATTCTTCGCACGGGCCTTTGGAGATGAATTTGTAGAAGGATACGCAGGATGATTGCCCGATTTAACCGCGCCCATGACCGCCTGATTATCAGACTTGCGAAGTCCCCCCTCGCCAGCAAATTGCCCACAGTACCGGAATGGGTGCTGTGGGCTGTTCAGTTTTCTCTAGTGGCCGGGATTGCTTTGACGCTCTACACGCAGTTCAGGTTTGGACTCTGAAGCGCTCAATATCTTCGCCTGCGTCCTTCAGCTTCTTCAGCCAGCCTGCGAGCGCGCCGACGCCGCTCCAGGTTTCGCCGTTTGGCCCTCGATACTTTATGCGAACCGATTTCTTTGCCGTCTGCCCAGGCGTGAAGCCCATGGCTTTGATTTCCGCCTCCAGCTCGACGCGCCGAAGATCCTTGGCTTCGTTATAGGCGGCGGTGATGAGGGGGAACGTCTCATGCTGTTGAGCCAGCGGGAGCGCTTTGAATTCGTTTACGAGCTTTGACATGCAGCCACCTCCTTGTAGGCAGCATAGGCTGGGCAAGCCGCCGTTCAATGAGGGTGAGAGGGCATTACAGGGCAAAGAAAAAGGCCCGAAGGCCCTTCGTGGCTTATTAGGCGCCTGAGTGGGACACGTCCGCTCACTTTGAGACCGAAGCCCCGGCGCTTATTGCAGGCATCCTCACGCAATCTACTTCCGCTTGCAATCAGTAATATACGCCATTGTTTATCAGGTCGAAATATGCAGCTTCGTCGAAATCCGAAAAGCGAAAGTGTATGATGGAGCCGTCCCAACGCTCCCAGTCCCACCCGGCCTTGCCAGCGTAAGCAGCGCATTGAAGCAACTTTTCAAGATTGGTGTCGGGGTCGTCTTCATCCACCAATACAGCGTGTTCGTATGACCAGAACAATCAGGCCTTCCTTCCGATCAGGAACGCCGCAGGCTTCAGCTTTAACACCTTCATCTCCTCCCGCATCCAACGAGGGACCGAACCCCTGCCCGACCACGAAAGGCTTTTGTCTTTTTTACTTCTGTAACGTGGCTCGGGCTTTGTGCGTGTTTTCTTGACCATGGGCTTGAAGAACGTCCGCCTGTCCTCCTCGCCTATCTTGGCCATCTCGGATTTGAGAGCTTTCAGCCGGGCTTTGCGCGCGCTGTTGTGCAGCCTGCCCAGCGTGTTCAACAGGGAAGATTGCTCATCAATGGGAAGAGATTTGAATTGAGTGAGTATCTGCGAAGCAGTTTTCTTCGGCATGGCATGCACCTTTAAGGATGTCAGCACCTTAAAGCCCATTGTCAGAGAGTCCATGCCTGTGAGAGTGTGAGGGCTCGGGCGCCCCCTTGGTTCGCAAACTTTAGTGGGCGCCCGTTTTTGTTGCACTTAATGCGCTTTGTTGTTGCGGTATACAACTTAACGGCTCAGATTCTTTCTTGCGAACCAAGGAAAGAACTCAATGTGTCTCAATTCATTTACACCACGCCCGGGCGTCAGCGTCCCGCTGCGGTAATCCACACCACTGTCAGCTTCAAGCTCGAAGGCGCCAAGGGCGCGGTCTTCTGGACCGATAGCAAACAGCACATCAGCGAACTCACCCCGGCAGATTGGATGCCGCTCGCTGGCCATGAAGGCACCATATCCGGCGCGACCTTCCTTCGGGTGTGCGTTGACGAGCTGACCGCCGACTTGGCGATGCTCACCACTCTCCCATCGACTGACCACATTGCAGGGCTGGCTTCTCAATTCGCCAGCACCTGCATTTGCATCGCCCACCGCCAGCTTGAGGCGGATGGCCTGATTTAACGAGCCTACAAACTCAAACCCTAACGAAAGCGAGGACCATGAATGCCAATACCCAACTGAACCCCAACCTGACCCACGTTGTGCCGTTGAACCTGCTGGTTCAATCCAAGGTCAACGTCCGCAAGACCAACGCCAAGGACGGCATCGAGGGACTTGCCGCCAACATCGAAGCCCTTGGCCTCCGCCAGAACCTCAACGTCCGCAAACTTTCCGACGGCACCAGCGAGGTTATCGCCGGGCAGCGCCGCTTGATGGCGCTCCAGCTTTTGGCGAAGCAGAAGAAAATCCCCGAAGACTTTTTGGTGCCCTGTCTCGAAGTGAAGGACGAACAGGAGGCGAAGGAAATCTCCATCGCTGAAAACGTCATGCGCGAGGCGATGCACCCGGCAGACCAATTCGAGGCGTTCAACGCCCTTGTGGTCGAAGGGATGCCGATTGAGGACGTGGCGGCCAAGTACGGCGTCACTCCCGCCGTAGTGAAGCAGCGCATGAAGTTGGCCACCGTATCCCCGAAAATCGTCAAAGCCTTCCGTGCCGGGGAATTGACCCTTGAGCATGTGATGGCCTTCACCCTGACCAGCGACAAGAAGATGCAGGAGAAGGTGTTTGGCGAAATGAGCGAGTTCATGGATGCAGACGACATCCGGGGCGAGTTGACGGAAGGCATGGTGGACATCGACCGCGATAGCGCCGCGAAGCTTGTGGGCATCGAGGCTTATGAGGCCGCTGGCGGCGAGGTTGTCCGCGACTTGTTCGACAAAGAAAGCACCGGGTACATGAAGGACGAGGTACTGCTCACAAAGCTCGCTCTGGAGAAGCTTGCAGCCGAGGCCGAGAAGGTGAAAGCCGAGGGTTGGAAGTGGGTCGAACACGCCCCCAGCTTCGACTACGACTACAAGATGGGGCGCATCCACGGTAGAAGGTTCACAAAGGCCGACAAGGAGCGCGCTGGCGCCCGTGTCAGTATCTCCTACAACGGCGAACTCAGCATTGAGCGCGGCCTTATCCTAGCCGCCGACATGAAGGCGGAAAAGGCGAAGAACGCAGAGAAGCGCGGCGAGCCTGTCTCCGGCGAGTATGCGCAGAGCCAGATTGAAACTCTCACCGCTCACCGCACGGCTGCCATCCGGTTTGAACTCACCCGGAATGTGCATGTGGCGAAGGTGGCCGTTACCCACGCGCTTGCCCTCTCCGCCTTCTACGAGCGCAATTGGGATACTTCCTCCGCAATGGAGATACACACCAAGCCCCGCAACCTCGAACCGCTTACGCGCGATACCGAGCGCGACCAGTTGACCGCGAAGGAGGCGGGCGAGGTTAGCAAGGTGCTTCGTGACAGCCTGCCCAAGAAGCCGGAGCAGCTTTGGGACCATCTTTTGAAGCTGGACGATGCAGACCTCGATGTGGTTCTCGCCTGCGCCGCCGCCTGCACGCTGGATGCCGTGAGGACGAAATTCCCTGAGGCGCGCAAGATGCAGAATGTTGAAGAGATTGCCGCAGCACTCAATCTCGACATGACCAAGCATTGGGAGCCGAAGGCTGACGGCTTCATTGGACGCATGAAGAAGTCGCAGATGGTTCAGGCGCTCAAACAGGCGGGCAAGGCAGACGCCGCCTTCAACGTCGAGAAGATGAAGCGCGATGCCGCCGTGAAAGCCACGGCAACCGCTTTGGAAGGCACGGGCTGGCTCCCGGCGATGCTCAAGCCCGCCAACGACAACAAGAAGGCGAAGCGGGAGAAGGCGGCATGACTACGCAAGCACAGGGGACTTCGGCCCCCCTCAAGTAGCAGCAGCTATCGGTTGCTGTAACCGGCCTGGTCGACGAACTCTTGGGCCTCGGGACTCAGCGCGTCTTCCGTCGGAATCTCGGCAACCTTCGGCGCCTCCACCTCTTCCACTGTCACGGTGACACGGTACTCGCGCGTCACCGTCTTCTTCTCGATACTCATCAGGCAATGCTCCATCGCTGCGAGAAACGGCATCTCGCAAACCAGATTGACAAAGTGCCTGATGAGAGGGAGAACCCCCGATGTTGAAGGCGGAGAGTTCAGGCTCACCACCAGGCGTCAGGTGACGTTGTTTCAAGAACGTCGCCTGACTTCCCGCCTAAGTGCTTTGCACCGAATCGGCAAGCGAAAAGCCGGTGGTTCCCCACGTTTTCCGGGTATAACCTGCGGCGCTTTTTGGGGATATCTGCTGAAGTCTGGCGATAACCCTTAGGACACAATGTCTTAGTCTGTGGAAAGATTTTTTACGAAACCCGCAAAGCCGTGTTGACAATCAACATAATCATCACACCGACCATCATACTAACAAGCAAACGACTAACACGATCAAACACGGGCAACGACAGCAGCATCAGCAACAAAATAAGCTCACTAATATCAGCACCACCAAATCAACTACAAAAGCACGCAACAACCTTCTTCAAACAATCACCGTTACGATTACCGCGATAGATGTGCGCCGTTGATTATTGGACGCCCGTCCTTCGGACCTAAGACCCCACGCCGCCCGCCCTATGGGCGTCACAAGAGACGTGGGGCTATAGACACGGGGCGATGGAGAGAGCGGAGACCTGGGCAGATTCTGCACTACCCCATGCCAAGGAAGCCGAGGAGAATGGAATTCTCCAATTCGGAAGCACTGTCCCCGAACTGTCCCCCACCTGCCGCCTCGCGTTGAGTTTTAGTGCCCCCTCCTGCCGAAGCAGGAGCCGCTAAGAGCTTGAAAGCACTTGAGTGCCCGAGGAGCATTCTGGTTTTGTAAACCGAAGGTCGGGGGTTCAATCCCCTCAGCCGGCACCAGAAAACCAAAATAATTCAATATGATAAGGCCGTGTCGATGTTAGCATGTCGGAGGTATTGCCCGAAAAAGCCACCGGGAAGCCACCGAAAATAAACGGCCAGACCTTTCGATCTGGCCGTCTCCGGCGGCGCTGGATAGACGGGTTGCGCCTGAGCTATGGCCGCCGATAACGCAGCTTAGCGGCAGCACCTCAGCGCCGCGATATACGCGATTGCCCGTGCGCGATGCCGGCCGCGCCCTTCGGACCCGACCGACGCCATCGTCAAGGTCTACACGCCTAGGTAGTTGGCCTCCAATCCGGGCGCGGTCTGGTTTGTGGTGGAGGTCCAACCGAGGCTCGGTTCTGAGTCCTAGTGGGGCTCCGCGCCCTCGTGCTCGTCCTCCAGATCCCGGCCGGCGGGCGGTCGTTAGTTGATGATTAACCAGAATCGCCGTGCCTTCCTATCGTCAGGAGGAGGCATTCATGTGGATCGATCTTCTCGTCGGGTGCGCGATCGCGGCGCCAGGGGTCTCCTACGGCGCAGTTCAATATCTCCACTGCATGCAATAGCACCATGCATTTTGGACGGGCGAGGTAAGAGGAGTATGTGCGAGCTTTGCGCCGCCATCGATGAAAAGGCGGGGAAGTGATGCCGCCACGCCCACCGCATCTTCCCACCGTTGGGGACCGTCTAGGCATCGAAGCTATTCGCCGCGGCGAGCCGGTACCCGGCGGCGTTGAATAGGTTCAAGGTTTTCCAGCAATGAAACTCGTCACCGAACGCCCTTTTTCCAATCCGGAAGCTGCCGCCCGCCAGCTGGTTCAGCTCGCTTCAGGCATCGAGGCGGTACAGGACGGCCGAATCCACATCGAGAAGATCAACTATCCCTTCCTCTACACGCTCAAGGGAAGCGGCGCGGAGTTCGGCGCCGGCATCAGGTGCGCTGTCGAAAAGGGTTGGCTCGAGCTGCACGAGAGCGGGACCTACGTGCGGCTACTGACACCAAGCGAGAATCTATTGACGCGCTGA